AATTAGGGGGGAAGTATGAACAGGCAAGAATTAATTTACGCACTTACAAAATATGAACTTGAATGGTTTATAAATAATGGGCATCCCTATATTAAGGATGTAACAGAATTTTTTGCTGATGGTGGATTTAACAGTTATAGCGATGAGCAGTTACAAGAAAAATATGATTTAGATATTAAGGAGGAAGTATGAAAGCAACAATACATCATGTAAGGCTTACCAATCGTGTAACCATTACATTAATCTTTAATCTTGAGCAAGAGTATTGGATTATTATTAATGATGGAACAGATGGCGCAATTAGCGATATGTTAGATAAATCAGGTGCGGAAGAGAAAGAACGCAAACATCATAATTTTTGGATTAATACACGAAGTTATGAAATGGTAATCGACCCGTCTGAAGATGGAAAAACATGGGAAACATTTAGTTTTTTCGATGTTAAGAAACAAAACTACATTGAAGGTGCAAGCGGGGTTATTGCATGAATCCTATAAAACACTTTACGCACAGGAAGAAAATGGGGATAAGCCAGCAAGCGGAGATACTACTTGATATCGTTTATCTCGAAGTAGAGGAATGGCGCGCGACTGTTATGCAGATTATTAAACAGGGTAGGGACATGGGCATAGGCGGGCAAGCAACACTCCACAAAGCCCTAATATCACTAAAGGATGCTAACCTAATCACCATCATAGAAAAGCCCTCAGATACACGGGAGAAAAGGTGTAGAATTACCGAAAAAGGTAGGAAATACCTGAAAGGAGTTCTGTGGGATTAACTATAATCTACTTGCAAGATCAAGGTGATAACATTAGCATCACGGCAGAGTCTTTAGGTGCAGATGGTAAAGCACACGCACTCGCACATAGAATCATACAAACCGCCTTGTTCATGGAAGATGTTTATTACTCGGAGGGAGGTGCTATAGCAAGCCAGCCTCTCACTCCAACAGTTCAATAATATTGCCTATGTATCCACGCTGGTGCGCATCATTGAAGTCTTCTCCCTCTGTATCACTTAGCCAATACTGCCCGATTTTTTGGGCAGTTTTTATTCCTATCTCATCATGGTCTGCGATGACTAGCGGGTTATGCTTGCCCTTGGCTATCTCCAGCATATTAGATGCAGAAAAACAAATGTGAATTGTATATCTCTTGTTATGTTCTTTGAGGACTTGGCGGACACTCAAGCCCGTTGCCAATCCCTCTACGAGTATATCCCTACCCTTATTGTCTATCGTGAGAGATGCGCCCTTGGTTAATTGCCCTGTTAGAAACTTCTTATCCCCGTCAGGCGTGATGAGTTGGCAACCCACTAAGTCTCCATCAATCCGCATCGGGACGACTAAAAGGCTATTCCATACAAGCCCTTTACTGAAACCCTTTTTCTCTAAATACGGATGTTCTGCTTGCACCGCACTAGTCACAATAAAGACCGCTTTCCTCTTGGCCTTGAGTTGTTTATCGAGTTTATCTTTTTCTGATTTTCTTATCTTCTCTTGGATAAACGGGTCATACCTAGTCACATCATCTTTATAGATTATGTGATTCTCATGCTTGGCAAAGTTAATGATCGCACCATTCCTACCATCCCATATGTATGCACCATTACGTTTGTTTGGCTTGTCCTGAGTTGGGACACGCATCCACTTATCCATTACAACATCTTCAATAATAAGCCCGTGCTTTTTTGCAAACGATTCGAATGTCATTGTTGTCTAGCCTTTGCATATGCTATGTTGCGTGATTTAATCCAACCTAATGTTTTATTACTAGGTGGTTGTGGCGCAATGCTACTTAGATATCTGGACGGGAAGATGCCGAACTTCTCTTTATATTTGTATGCTGCCCAACCATCCTTGTATCCTTGTAGTCTTGCATAGTAAAGCACCTCTGCGTAAAACTGTGATGCATTTGTATCTGCCTGTCTACTAACCCCGTCCAACTCGACTAACTCTCCAGCCACGGATTCAAACATTACTTTAGACTGACGGACATGTCCACATTCGTTACAAATATCTGTGCTTGAAGTCCATAATCCTTTACAAGCAGGGCATATGGATTGTTTCTTTTCCTTTTCTGTTGGCTCTTTTTTGGTAGACTCTGCTCCGTCTTTTAACTCCTTAACCCCTTCATCATATAACTCATCCCACTCTTTACGGAATCTTAAATAATTACCGGAATGATCTAGCCAATATGCCCAATCCTTACCCTCATGCGGGCGCATAACCCTACCCATCTGCTGAACATGGCTAGAGAACGACTTACTAAAAGGGCGGGCAGATACACCTATCATTACATCACTTACATCAAACCCACGGGTTAGAATGTCTGTGGCAATAAGACCAACAATGTCTGTATCAGGGCGGGCAAAGTCTTCAATAGTTATCCGTTTGTATTCGTCATCCTCTCGATAAGATATAGACTTAAAGTTATACCCCGCCTCATTAAACTTGGCCTCTAAGTCTTTGCCGTGCTTAACCCCCGAACAGAACACTATAGTCTTAGCGGGGCCACCATATATTGCGTAGGTCAATTTAACCCACTCGGTAATAATATCCCCTGTAATCTTCATGCCTCGGCTTGTGGTTTCGCTTTCCGCCCACTCACCGAACGAGTTCTTCTTTGCGCCCGTCATGTCTATTTCTTTTGCAATATAGACTTTCAAAGGAGTTAGCCAGCCCTTTTGTATTAACTCAGAAGTAGGGGACGCACCGACCACATTGGTATATGTATCCCCTAGCCCATCGGTAAAAGGCGTAGCAGTAAGCCCTATAACTTTTAGGTTGGGGTTATTCTTTATTAACTCTAGCGTTCCTTTGCGCCGGACATGACATTCATCCACGATTAATAATTCCATTTCAGGAATAATCTTGCGCTTTTCTAAGGTTTGGGCAGAACAGACTTGTATCCGTTCATGTGGTTGTTTACGCCAATGATTTGCTTGCATAACCCCGTGCGGGATTTGATACTTACCTAGGCGTAGACTGGTTTGCTCAACGAGAACAACCCTATCAAGTATCATAGCGGTCTTTTTAAACTGCTTAGATACTTCTAACATCATAGCCATCGCCACTTCTGTCTTACCGAATCCGGTAGGAGCATATAGTATTTGACAACGGTGTTCTTTAAATCCCTCTATTAACTTCTCAACAACTTCCAACTGATGCTCTCGCAACTGCAACATACTCTCTCCGTTCCTGATGGGAAACCGCCCAACTTCGGTATTACAATCCGGACTTCTTAATCTTATTCTCTAAATATTTTACCTGTTTTATTAACTCTAGATTCTTATTTTGGAACTGATCACGGGAGTTTTTAACCGCCTTTAACTCTGCCTCCAGCCCTTTAATCTGATTACGCAAACCGGTAATTTCGTCCAGCACCACCGCCTTATCTTCGTTAACAACTAAGTCTTTATCCTTTAACTTAGTATTCTCTTCTGATAATTGCCGATTGGTTGTAGACAGTTCAGTAATCTGATCTTCCCTAGGATCATACTCAAGTGGTAACGTTACCACTTCAGACTCAGAGCCTTTAACTACGAGCGTTGCGGGCTTTTTTTGTGCCTTTTTTGGCTTCTTTTTTGATGGTTTTTCTAAGGATTTCTTAACTTTTGCCACAAATACATGGGATACATTACACGCCTTGGCTATTTCTCTATTGCTTAATAGCCCCCATTCCATATCTTCTAAGGCGGTTAATACCGCATTTGTTTTATCCTTAATCGTTCTAGGCTTGCCGTGCTTATCATTTACTCCTAACGCATAAAACTGAGCGTCTCGTAGCGTTCCTTTATGAGTGACTGCTTCAATGTGTGCTAACTTTGCCCGTTGGTGCGCTAACAGTCTTTGAAACCCGTCCACTAACCAAGTGATTTTCCCGTCTGTAAACACTTCCACGGGCGGGAATTTAACTCCATCTAATAGCTTCTCAGTGTAGTCAGTTACTACGTCTTCGCTGATTTCACGCATCTGCGTCTTAGCGTCAATTACTATATCTTCTATCTTCATATTCTCTCTCTCCGTTAAACAGAATCCACTGTTATTATACCACACTTATTATAGCACATGAATCTATACTTTGTCATCTCTGTAGATAAACGGTGTTAACCACGGGGCGAGATGGTGATATGCCTTGTAACTCAACATAGTCTTTAACCACCTTCAGCCGGATTGCTCCCACTGCTCCCTGAGGTAATGTTTATCTTCCAGAACGCCTGTCAACTCTAGTCGGCCAAACTAGCTTCGCATCACCTTTATCATGTTCTGTTCGTGTGGATACCCATTTAAGTTCCACTGCGCCGCCCCGTGTATACACTACAAGCGCAACCTGTTTCATTTACTTGCTCGGTCATTAGCAAGTTCCCATGTAAGGTAGCTGGGAATAACCATCTGTATCGCCGTTCTGCGATTACGACCAATAAAAAAATCCCTTAAAAGATATATTGCTGAGAACTAGGACGTTTAGGTAAGCACTATCAGTAACTTAGTAAAACGCCCTATCAATATACCTATCAAGGGACTCTTAGCGGTTCTCAGGTCGCAATAGTTAAACTATAACATAACTTTTAAAAGATTGCTAGTGTTAATGAAGTGTTAGCTTGCTGTAAGGAAGTGTTAGGCTAACAGAGAAAATGCCCTAGTGGATTAGTCTAGGGCATTAGGGTTCGCACGGAGGAGTGCTAACAGATAGAACTGTTGACATATAGTATCATATTGTCTCATTTAGCGTCTATAGACAAAAAAAAGGGGACATATTTCAGCCCCCTAAATCACTTCTCACCAATCAATTATATCAATTCTTCACGACATTCCCACCTTCCATTCGTGCGTTTTACCCAGCCATGCACAAGTATCTTGATGCCCGAATCTACTACCGCCTGATAGTTTGCGTGATCTTTAATTTTATGAATCCGCTCGGCCATATGTGCGCTAGTCGTGGTCTGAACACCAATAATCTCGTTCTGGCCAAGGCATAGAACATCAATGAATCCGAAGAGGTCTTGTCGTATTTTTACAAAACTATTCCATTTTTCTACTATCTCACAATGATAACCACGCTCTCGCATAATCTTTAGACTGCGCTGGGTAGGGGAAACACCGGCCATTTTTGTTCCTTTGCAACACATGAAAATATATGGGTACAACCTGTTGACATTTAAAAATAGATTTGCTATTCTGTAGTTGGATTGTAGTACAACATGGAGGATTAATGAAACTAACTAACAAGTTTAACTTGCCACAGACATTCGTCAATGTTTTGGAAAGACCGACTTATTCAAAGGGTAAGGCACACTTATCTGCTACTGAATTACTGATGCCACCACAGATTGCTCAACTGAGGAAAACTCATTGGGAGAATCTAGAGGAGGATGTAACGGACAGGATATGGGCTATATTCGGCACGGCTATCCACTCTATATTAGAACTTGGCAAGGATGATAACCATATCATTGAGCAAAGGCTACACGCAGAGGTAGATGGCTGGAATATTTCGGGCGCAATTGATTTGCAGCGAGTCGAAGAGGATGGAATTATTGTCTCTGACTACAAGACTACCGGTGCATGGGCGGTAATGAATGAAAAGATTGAATGGGAACAACAGTTAAATATTTACGCTTGGCTAGTGGAAAGTGTAAAGAAGACACCTGTAAAGAAGATTGAGATTATAGCCATAATCAGAGATTGGAGTAGAAGGGATGCGCAAAACAAGGAGGGTTATCCTGAAGCCCCCGTCAAGGTTATTGATGTACCACTGTGGACATACGAAGCCCGTGAGAGTTTTATTAAAGAAAGGATTGGACTACATTCCAATGCGTATTTGGCCACCGAGACTGGGGAAGATTATGTTCTCTGCACATCTGTCGAAATGTGGGAAAAACAGACTTCTTATGCGGTTAAGAAAATTGGGAATAAACGAGCAACAAACGTCTTCACGGATGAAGTGGAGGCACAAGCAAAGATGGATGAACTCGGTAAAGGGTATGAAGTAGAAGTACGGGCGGGAGAGCGGACAAGGTGCGACACGTTTTGTCCAGTTAATAAGTTTTGTAAACAGTATCAAGATTATTTAAAGGAGAAAGTATGAAAACTAGACAAGAAATGGTATACGACTTTATGGTGGCATTGGCTGGAAATTCATATCACTATAAGGAATGGACGGAAAACGTAGAGATTTTTGGAGATTACACTCCACATTTAATGGCCTATGCAGAAGAGTTTGCTGACAGATACTTAGGGAGTTTAGGATGAACACACCATACACAACCAGCACCGGCATTAAGATTGGTTCGAGATACAACGAATCCCCTAAACCACAGATGATAGATGACATGGATATGCTAAGACTACAAAGGGCTTTAATCTTTAGTGGTCGGGCGCAGAAACAAGACAACCTTGTGATGATAAAAAATGTGCTTGCAATAGGTTGGATTTTCTTATTAATTGTTGCAGTATTTTGGATAAAAAAATGAGTATATATAGAAAGTTACAGGAGGCTCGCATACAGCTCCAAAGAACTAAGTTGTCAAAGTCAGGTAAGAATAAATTTGCTGGCTATGAGTATTTTGAGTTAGCAGACTTCCTGCCGGAAATTCAGGAGATATGTCTTAAAGTGGGTTTATGTGGGATTGTATCGTTTACACCGGATACGGCGTATTTAACCTTTCACGATATAGATGCAGTAGAACCGAATGTTGCAACCTCGTTTACTACCTTTACATCGCCCATGTCCTCGGCGCAGTTAAAGGGATGCCATGAAGTGCAGAACCTAGGTGCGGTGCAGACTTACTTAAGGCGGTATTTATGGACTATGGCGTTTGAAATCTGTGAGCATGATTCTCTAGATGCGGTAACTGGTAAAGAGACAGGCAAAGAGATTACTAATGAGAAACCGGTAAAGCCCCCTGTTAAGGAAGTTAAGGAAACTATTAGCGGTAAAGAAGGATCTTGGCAGATTACTGTATCCACGAATGATTTATTTCAGGATGCGGTTAAGTTAGCCACTTCTACATTACTTGCCATTACAAACACGCCCGCAGATGTAGACGAGATATTTAAGGTGAATAGAATTATCTACGACAAGCTGAAAGAAGAACACAACGAAGTATACGCAGAATTATTATCAGCATTTAAATCTAAGAAAAAGGAATTAGCATGAGTGATTACCCAAACACAGGCGTTCTGTGGACAACAAAAGAAAAGAAACATCCTAAAGCCCCTGATCGTTACGGACAACTAGACTTAGACAGAGACTACCTTAGAGCGTTATTAGACAATTCACGAGGGCTGGTGACGATTAAGATTGATGCGTGGGAGAGAGATTCCCGCAATGGCACGTTCTTATCTTTGAAAGTAAACACATATCAGAAAGAAGCACCTAAAGAGGAGAGATTACCTTATGACGAATAGGAAAATAGATTGGCAAAAGCTGGCCAAGAATTTACAGAAAGCCCTTGAAAAAGAAATTGACGAGAGCGAACAACACCGCAAGTGGTGTTTAGAATGGCGAGAAAAATATGACAAGCTTGATGAGGACTGTAAGAAAGAAATCGTTAAGCTAAAGTCTGAGTTAAATATGTCGGTTATCCGAGGTCATAAGTTAAAAGGAATCATAGAATACTTGGAGGACAAGATTGGAAACAATCCAGTTTGAAGGAGTTAAGACGGGTTTAAAGCAATCGAAAGATGGTTACATACTGACGGTTGCGGTTCATCCTGACGATTTACCTGACGACTTGATGCGGGATTTTGTGGGCGCACGATACATGGTTGTTATGGTGAGGATAGGCGATGACGAAAGACCTATAAACCGAGAGGAGTTTAAGAAACATCATCCAGCAGTAGCACAGGCTGGGATGTTGTGTAGGGATAGAGAGTTTTGGGGTTATGTGGAGATAAGTTGTAACGAGATCATAACCACAGAAGGAGAGTGCGTAGAGTGGTTTAAGTATTACTTTGAGGTAGGTTCACGGGCGGAGTTAAAGACTAATGAAGATGCCCGAAACGCATTTATAAAATTTAGAGAAGGATTTGAAGCATGGAAAAAGTAAAGAATTTAATCCCGTACAGTGTTTATCTGCCGAAAGAGTATCACGACAGGATAAGCGAGTTGGCCAAAGAACGCAAAGCTTCCGGCTTAATTCGTGATGCTATCTGCATGATACTTGATGGTAGTAAACCTTACAGGGCTGGCTATAACCAAGCTATCCGTGATGCAGTTAAGACTGTTGGCAAGATACAGTATCTAGACATAATAGCCATCAAAGGTAGATACATAGACAACACGGTCACTGAGCAGTTAGAAATGTTAGAGAAGGTGGACTAATGAACGAAAACGACTTAAGGGATTGCTTTGCAATGTTTGCCATGATGGGTTTAATAATTAATAAAAATTATGGTGATTTAGCGGAAGAGGCTTATTTAGTAGCAGATACCATGATAGTAGCCCGTAGGCCACAAGAGGAGGCAGGTATAACCGCAATTAAAAAACGGAGGGTTAAAGAATGAGAGAGATTAATCAACGGTTTTGGGATGCCATGATTATTAGATCGTGGAATGAGTTTGGCAATTCTTACTTGCTGGGTATGGCATGTATGTATGAGTTTGGTGTTTATCCGCAAGAAACAGGCCTTTTAAGATCAACTAAATTAATTAAACAAGGTACAAGAGTATGGGTAGCACAACATTTAACACCTTTAAGTGAGAGGTTGTGGATTACACCTAAAAACAAACAGGTTGAGTTACTTGACTGGTTAGAAGAGACTAAATTAGATTGCATAATAAATAAAAAAGCAAAGAAATATGGCGTTGAGGCTGTTAGTAAATTAAGAACAAACCAATTACATTTAAAACAAAAACGGTTATCAGGTGAAATGGAGCAAAGTTTAAACAGAAACAACATGTGGAAGGTGGTGAAATGAAATCGATACAAGTTGTTGTAGTAATGTGGATTTTATTTTGTGGACTCATTATCTATCTAACCGAAGTAAGTCGTAGAGAAGAAGTCTACAAATTAAACTGCGAACTATTACTAGGTGGTTGGCATCCTGATGTACCCAAAGATTACGCAAAGTTGTGTGAAGAGGCTAAACAAACAATGAGGAGCGATAGATGATTATTAGAAAGGTGCGTGGGGAAAACAAAATATATCCTATAAAAATAACTCAAGTTGAATTTGATATAGCAAAAAGACTAGGAATAAAACTTGAAGAATTTGTTAAAAAGTATCTTGTTACGATTGCAAAACAAAGAAAATGGAAATGGTTTTTTGAAAAGAAAGCGAGGGAGCTGTGATAGATATTAAATTACCAATCAGTGCTTTAGGTTTAAATGTTAGAGCTATGAATTGTTTGAAACATGGTTCAGATATAAAAACCATAGAAGATTTAATATTGTACGAAAAAGATTTGTTAAGAATACTTAACTTAGCAAAAGGTACGCACAATCACATAAAAGAAAAACTTGCCAAACACGGCCTATATTTAAAGACAGATCCAAAAAGTTTAGAGGTAACTCCAAGCAATTTAGAGGTAGACAAACACATCAAGGATTACATTATCAGTCAACAAAAGATTGAAATAGAAGCGTTGCGTAAATTGGTTGAAGAGCAAGACATAAAAATTCTTGATTTAGTATTTGACTTAGCGTATGCAAACAGAACGGATGAGTTTCGTAAAGATCCAATAGCTTTTGCAAAAGCAGTTTTAAAGGAGGCAATTGAAAAATGAAAGCATTTCCAAGTACTGAACCGATTTACAGAAACGATATAGTTGGTGTTAAAGAGAGTAGCGGTATGGATTTAAGAGATTACTTTGCCATCCAATTTGCTACCAATCAATTAAAGTTAATTGTAGAAGGTCGAGGGTTTGATGCGTTAGAAACCTTTAAAACATCCTACAAGCTGGCTGACATTATGATGAAAGCGAGAGAGAAATGACTAAGCCAGTAGCGTGGATGGCATCGAACGAATTACTTTTCAGTGTAGTTAAAGACGAGATTTACCATATTCCACTTTATACCCATCCAATGCGTGAGTTAACCATGAACCCTGACATCTTGCCTACGCTTGAGGAGTGGAAATTAATTTGCGCAATGGTTAAGCAACAGCGTGAAATGTCCGATGATGAGATAAAACAAGTGTATGGCAAATACTTTGATGCAAAGCATTGTGACTGGTTGCATTTGCAATGTATCAGGGAAATATTAGAAAGAGCGGGGGAGAAATGAACAAGTATCAAGAAACTTTATATTTTTGGTATGAACCAATAAGTAAAAAATTTTTAACTGACTTTGAGTGCGCTGGCTCACCAAACATAAAACTTGTCTATGACATTAAAAGAAACAAAATTAAATTTCTTGGATATCACAACGGTGGCAAACTAATAGAAAAGAGGGGTAAATGAAAAAAGATTTTGAAGAATGGGCGCATGGCAAGATTTCACTAGCTCACGAAGGTAGGTCTTACGCTAACACAAGCGCACAGGTTGCTTGGTCGGCTTGGCAAAGAGCTTGGAATTTAGCCATTAAGAAACAACGACAAAAGGATGAAGAAGAGATTGAACATTTAAACCTTGTAATTTCTGTAGCATCAAAAGCACTTAATTCGAAGTAAAACCTTAAAGAAAGAGAGAACTAAATGAGTGAAAATATAGAAGCCGGCTGGGAAACGTTATATTCACAATCAAAAACTACAGCAGAGGATTATTTTTTCTTTGCTAGGGCTTTGTTAGAAAAGGAGGATATAAAATATTCGGCTGCGGATGTAATTGCATTAGCACAAGTAATGGCTTACGATTTGCGTACAACAGCTATACTTGTTTCCGCTCAAAAGATTAAGGTTGCTATCGAACACTGGGCGATGGTATATGACAGAACTTGAGTACTACAAAACAATAGCCGAACTACAGGCCGAGTGTTTAACTAAAGATAAAATGATTTATGAATTTCAATATCTAATTAAAGACTTAAAGTATCAAATTGAACAACTAGAGAAAGCACTTAATGACTGACTATTGCACTGAATCGAATACGTTTGCCCCAGCAAACAAATGTTTCCCATTAAACAGTCCAGATAAAGCTGTAATGAAAAACTGGCTTAAAAATAAAAATGTTTATGTAGGTGAAACACCAATAGGAAATAGGCACTTTTGTCCATTTGTATTTACTACTGGATTCCGATTTATGGACGTTATTACTGGATCTATGTATTTACCAAACGGGCAATGCCTATCTTCTAGTTATTTAAGGGTAAAAAGTTTTATTAAATTAAAAGAAGATATACCAGAATTGATTAAAATTTTACTTAAAAGTAGGAAGAATTAGGGGGTTGATATTTTTAGTGTTCAGCGATTAGTCTTGTAGATACGAAGCGCCATTAGCACAGTAAGTGGTGTACCCCCGTGAAAATTGGCATCACTTACACCTCACAAGCTTGAGGCCGGCAGGTAATCTACATATCCGGCCACCTAACCTAAAGGAGAAATGATGATTGTTTTAGATGATGGCGTGTATATTGAAGACGGCACAGGTATTGTAGACCATGATGAGTATGTTAAGTTTATTGACGAGCATGGAACTCCTATATCTATTAATGCTAGATTAGTAATGAAACTGTACGAAACTGCTAAACGGATTGTTTATGAAGATGAAGATGGCAGATGTTGAAAAAGAATACGCCTCGATGGGGTATGTCTTAACCGAACTAGACGGGGCTATATATGTACAGAAACAAGAAGTTATTAGAGATAGTCAGGAAGTCCCCTTGCCAATACTGCGGGACTCAGGATGGGACAGTAGTAGCGGCGCACAGTAACCAGCTCCGTGACGGGAAAGGGCGTGGTATCAAAGCGCACGATTATCGCATTGCAGCGCTATGCTACGGTTGCCACATGGAGCTTGATCAGGGTACAAAAATGTCTAAACAAGAGCGTGTAGAAATGTGGGACGAATCCCACCGGAAGACTATAGGTTGGCTGTTTGAGAACGATCTATTGTCGGTTAATTGACTTCCTTATTTTCTCGGCATTTTCTGCCGCCTGTGAGATCAAGACTTTCATGCGAATAATCTCATTCTCTTTATCCTCTTTTGACATTTCTTTATTATTGGTTATCATATTTATATATCTTCTATAAGACGCTAATTGATCTGTTGTTTGATTGTATATCTTCTCTAGCGCAATTAAATTACCCTTTTCTGCCATTATTTCAGCAACCTTTTCCATCTCACCCTGCTCTGCATAACGCTTCATATCTGCAAATGCTTGGTTGATCCGGTTACTATTCTCATAGAAGTTAGTTACATACTTAGACTGCGCTTCTGGTAACTCTTTAGCAAACCCAAGAGCATACTGATCTAACGCTGGCTTGCCGGGTTTTTCTATCTCACTAAACGGTTGTACCGCTTTGTCAGATACAGACGCTACAGTAGAACCTAACCAGCCAAAGTATGTCTTGATTGCGTAATCCATCTGTACAGGAGAAATGCCCTGTGCTTCAGGATTCATGGTTAATATCTTAGACGCTCCGCTAGAAATGCCGCCTAACGCCTTGGCTAATTCACTTGTGTTATTACTAAACCGTTCCTGTTTAGAAAGTCTTTCCATACCGGAAGTCTCTATAGGCGCACCTGTAAAGCTATCTTTGTTAGCGTAAATATCAATCAACGGCTTAACAACTTGAGGAGTTGGATTTAAAGATAATGTATCTACAATAATAGCTTTCATCCTATTGTAAAAGACTTTACCCTCTACATCTTCATCACGGATTTGCTCTAATGACCGCTCTGCTATCGTACCTAACGCACCTATTTCAAACGGTTTTGGTAGACGATATGCTGTGTCACCAACCTTAAACCACCAGAAATTATCACGATCCCAATCTTCACGTTTCTTAAAGTCTTCGTCATCCTCATAGGCCATGTATAAGCCCATAGATGCCAGCATGACCGCACTAGATACTATTGAGAACCTTTGCGCTTTAAGCCTGTCTGATTCTTCTATAGGCTTGCCTGTGGACATATTACATAGAACACGATAGGTAGGTGTAACCCCATCTCTACCGAGCTTATATAGACCTTGTAACCGAGTATTAAAGAATGGCACTAATTGAGAGACAAGCTTAACCGCACGGAAAGATCCTTGGCCAGTAAAGTTTAATAGATCCCTCGCGGCAAATGATGCCTCTAAATGAGTCTTACCTTCATCAATCATCTTCTGATACAAGGCTAGACGGTTGGCGTTTTCAAACCTGTTGCCAAACTCGTTATAACGCTCGTACATATCAACAAGGATATTCTTTATTTGAGACGGATCAGTAAGTATGGTATCTTTTTTTGTACCTTTATTTATCAATCTTTTAATCAAGGCTGCCTGATCACCTTCATGCGCAGCGCCTAACTCAAACACGCCACCACCAGCTAAAGCGGAAATAAAGGTTGGATTGCCACGATCACTGAGCTTAAGTCCACGTTGTACGTTATCTAAGACGTTAAGACCTACAGGGCTTATACCTGCGGATGCAATCGTATCACGGAACAAGTTTCTAATTTTATAGCCGGGTGATAATGTAACACCAAACCGGAGGGCGTTGGTAAATCCTTTTGCTATATCTAAGAACGGAGACTTTGGACCAAGAAAACTAATTAATGAAATAGACTCTACTAAGTCAGGATCGTTTACGGCAAAGTATGCCTTCTTACCATTCATCATAGTAGTAATAACATTCTTACCTTCGTAAGTACTCTTGACTTGTACAGCAGCTTGTAAATTTTCCGCAGCCAATAAGGTAGAATTAGCAGCCGCATTTTTCATCGAGGCAGAAAGAATATGCGACCAGTTACGCAACACGTTCTCCATCAAATCACCCATCCGTTCCTTCTCTCCACCTTTCAAAGCTTTTGAGAAGTACTGACCAGTTAGTTTTGACGAATCCTGTACGGACACAATATTTCCATCTTCCATTTCTTTATAAAATGGAATGTAATATATGTCATTAGCAAACCGATTGTAGGCTTCTTGGTCTATAACGCCTTGTTGTTTTGCTACGTCTAGGACAGAACGGTTTAATGCGTTCTCTTCATTTAAGGCTGTTCTATATAATCCACCTCGTGGCTTACCATCAATATCACCTTTAAGTAACTCATTACGCCTTGCAACTTCGGCCGCTGGAAATGATGGACTTGCCGGCTCTTTACCACGATCTTTAGGGGCTAACGCCTTCCAAGCGTTATATTTCTTAGCTACTTCTGCGTCACGGTTTAGGGCTTTCCATACTTGATATCGTTCTACGTCTGTGCCTAACGGCTTCATTATTTCAAGTAAACCTTTTGTTCCCTGTCTTATATCTAGCGCACCGTCTTTTATGTATACCTGTCCTTGCATTAGAAGTCCATCAAGCCCGCCATCGACAGACTTAGACAATACCGCCTTCATGTAAGCATCTTGGCTATACTTTTTAATAGCATAAAACTCGTCAAATAAGCCAGTAATTAACCGGTCAAAGAAATTAGGTTTTAACTCTGCAAACTTTTCTTTAATCGTAGATTTTTTAGTTGGTCCAAATCTAGTTCTTAATTTATCAGCGTATTGTAGATCTACACCATCCATAGAATCTAATGCAAATTGCAAAGTTGAATCATTTTCAGAAAAAGCCTCCTTTGCATATTGTTTATATTCTCCACTTATGGGAATTAAATTTTTAACATTTAAAGTTTCTCCACTTTCAGGATAAGGTTTTCCATCTTTATCATATGCGCTGATTGAACTAAATTTTTGACCTTTAATGTCTAAAGAATCTATAACTTCTGCTTTTGGATTCCAATCTCTTGTATTAATAACAACAGGAACTTGCTCAATTCCAGCATTTGCAAGAGCTAACATTCTGTGCCGGCCTTCATGTTGTTTTATAACTGCCTTGCCATTAATTAAATCAATATCTAAATATATTTCTTGATATTCTTCAGCAAGTTTTTGGGGATCTAATTTTGTAACTTCCTTGTCTAATATCTTTCGCATATCCTTTGTAGTTGTTGCATTAACAAAATCCATAGGATTTATATATGCAATATATGCTTTAGCTGTTGTAGGCCGACCAGAAACGGAATAATAATTAAATATAGAGTCTATTCGTTCTGGAGTATATCCAGCAACACCTTTTGTTTTTTCTTTTATTTCTTCTTTTGCAAATAAACTCTGCTGTGATTTTGTGCTTATCGGCTCTATCGTTTCCGGATTAAAGTTAGAGTTACCAACTTCTTTAGTAACGCTATCCATGTAAGTTTTAAATGTCTCAGTAGGTAAGTACTTTTGATTGCGCAGTTTTTGATAAAATTGACGCAGTGCAGCACCAAGCCGGCTAAAAAATCTTTCTACAACAGTTAAAGGCTTTTCTTGTGTAGTTGCCCACTTAGCTGTTTGATCTGCATACCATTCAGCAAAAGACTTCCAGTATCTTTCAACATTTTCAAATTGAATATTCTCTCCGCCAGCAGTGGTCTTACCCATCTTCCTAGCTCGTAAAGCATCAATTAAATTTCTACCTGTCTTACCTTTTAAACCCATTAGAAACTTATTATGTTCTGCTTGTAACGCATTTTTTACAGCTTGCGGGGCGTTTGCGTACACTTGTTTTTCGTGAACGTGACCAAGCTCGTGCGCTATGATTTCGAATGTTGCGTTCTTTGATGGAAGCTCTCTAAACGCTACAACAAAATTTCCATTCCCAACTTCATAAGCAACACCCTTGTCGTTTTTGCTTACATTTGCCATAACTCTTCTAGCGGCAATATCTGAACCGGTAAAATTGTTATAGTTTTTCTTAACATCATTAAATGTAGTGACGTAAATATTACCCGTTAAGCCAAGCATATCTTTCCAGCCGGCAATAACTCCCGCCAAATCTTTTGAAACATCAGAAGATACAGCTATTCCATTTTTGTACTTTATAAATGGAGTTTTTTCGTGTTTATCTTTTGCTTGTTGTTTTAAGAACTTTGTTGCAGCCAATAAGTCTTTAGCCATATCAGGAGGAATAAATTTCTTTATCCAACCGTTATCGTTATCTACCTCTATCTGCAACATTGGTAGAGTGCCTTTATACATTGGCTTATAGATAACTTTACCTTTTGGGTGAATTGTTTCTAGCAATCCATAGTCACCATTTTTATAAGCAATCCTACCATCTGAATACTTTTTATCAGACGGTTCAACTATTTCACCCATAAAACCTTTGGCAAAATCCAAACCCTTTTGACCGGAAAGATTATCTTCAGCATCCTGTCCAAGTTCAAAGTCTTTAGCTGCGCCTTCACTACGGGCGGTAACTTCTTTCTTCTCAGCATCTTTCTTTTCTTTATCTTCTACTTCTTTCTTGGCTTTATCTTCTTTATCTTGCTGGGCTTTCTTCTCTTTCTCGGCCTGTTCTAAACTTTCTGGAGTTGTAACTTTTAAATCAAAATCTTTTTTAGGAGCTTTTTTTCTTTTAGCAGCTTGACGTTCTTGATTAATTTCAGCCTGTGTTTTAACTTCTTCTTTAGGGGCAATTTGCTCAATAGGTTTATTAACACCAAGCTTTAGGTTTTCTCTAATCTCAGCAATTAACTCAGAGTAACTAGACCATCTATCCCATTTAGCCTTTGCTTGTCTTAGCTCCTCTATGCGTTTTTGTACTGCCGCCTCATCCTTAACGTCAATGCCTTCAGCCCGTGCTATCTCCGGCCTCTTTGCTGCGCCAGTTATTGCACTTAATCTTTGCCCTAAATCACGCTGTACCTTAGATGCATACTCTGCCATTTGCTCCGCTTCACGCATAGCAGAATCATCAAACCCAAACAAGTCCCCTGTGGATTCACGATCACCAGTCATAGACTTAACTGCTTGCATTAGGTTAATGGAGTTAGTAATAGACTTACCATCCATCACCGCCTTTATACCTAGATTTTGCAATGCAGCATCTTGTGGTGCGGTTTCCGCTATTTGAGTGGCCGCTTCATCGCTGATGAGATCGGCACGATGCGAGGCAACGAGGTCACTGACTCCGTTAGTTGCGATGGAGAACGCCCTTTTGCCTGTCGCTCTTGCCAGAACTCCGCTAGACTCTGCTTCTTCTCTGGTGTAGCCCGGTCTTTGGAAGAATTGTACATAATCTTTTACCTTTCCTTGTCCTTCACGGATATTAAGTAATGCATCTAATGACGCTGCCTGTTCAACATTAAACCCGTCAGCCTCTCTATGAATCTGTGCTGGTATAGTCTGCTCACCACTACGCTTGGCTAAATCAAATCGGTGTCTTCCTGAGATAATTTCTAGGTTGCCACCCAATCTTTCCCATACTTGAATAGGTGCTACGCCCGTTCTATCAAACTTACCACCTAGAGCTTCAACAACTCCTTCTTTAGATGCGCCCGATTTAAATTGTGGAACATCCTTAGATAACGATAGGTCTGCAACCGGTACTTCAAATGTTTGTAACCCTTCAATTATTGATGGAGTATCAAATTTATCCACCTTAGTAGGGTCATTTTTGCCCTGTATTTCGTCTAAAATAGGCTCTAAATTAGGCTTTTTATCGCTGGAACTTATTGATTCTATTGGGGTAATTGGCAAAGTGGTAACGTTACCACTTGGGGCTTCTTCCTTAACTTTTTCAGGTTGTATTATAGGTGTTGGTTTTATTTCAGGCGTGGGCTGTATTACGGGTGGCGACTGTAATTCAAGCGTCTTTTGTGGCTGTACGGCTGGTGTTTTAGTAATTTCAATTGGTGGCAATACTTGAAAGAACGGAAGCTCTAAGAATTTGTCTATTTTCTGTTGTGTTTGTGGGTTTTTATTTTTATTTCTTAAATTTAATAACTCTGTACGCACTACAGCAGCTTTATTAGGATCGCCTAAATCTGCACCAACAACCGCAGGATTCTTATATATTTGAGCGGACGGACCAATACCCAATACCTTTAAAGTATCAGGAGTGACAGTCCTCAATAACTGTTCTTGTCTCTGAAGAGCAATCTGCTCAAATATCTGAGCTTGATTAACATCATCTACAGACTGACCAACTTGACCGGCCTCTGTCCCGTAAAAAACTGGTGGAACAATTGCTTGCTGTCTAGTTGGGGTAGATGGTGGAAGATTTGCATATCTAGATCCTTCTACTTCTTTTGTTCTTGGATATGGATATGCTTGTTTTAATCCGGCATTTGTAAACTCATCTACAGGATTTTCTCTAAATTGATTCTCTTGTTTTGGAAACGCAGTAGACCCATTTGGATTAACCCGAATAGGAATATTAATAACTGTTCCTTCAACATTAGGATCGTAAGTTAATAATAGGACTTCTTGAGATTCGCCCTTCTCGGCGGCAACTCTTTGTGCTTCAAGAATATCGCTTCGTGCTTTAGACTTATTAACAGACCTACCATAGATACCTAAAGGTCCAAGTAGAGCCACATCAAACGCCGTTTCTCCATAATTACGCAAAGCTTCTGGGCTAAACAAGTCTTGTTCAGACTGTACTCTGCCCAACATTTGCTGAGTTATCTCAACTGGCATTTCTGTTAATGCAGTTCTTGTTGTGCCTTTTACAATTGTTCCAAAGTCTCTACTTTGTAAACTAGGAAGGAATGTTTCTTTAGCCAGCTTTTCTTTTGCTAATTGCTCGGCTTCTTTTGTAGCGCCCTTCTTTAGTAAGTCTGAGACTTCTTTACCAAAAATACCGCCAACTATAGTTTTACCAAAAGGAATAAAGTTTTCTGCTACTTCTAGACCGGCCATAGGAACAGCAAATCCTGCCGCCCTTCCTGCATTTACGTCTACTTTCTCACCCTTTTCTTTTTGTAGCTGGGCTTGTTGCTGTATGTTTCCACCGTATTCGCTAAAGAAGAATGGTAGGAATGTACCAACGATACCGCCACCAATTGCACCATACGGACCTAAAGGCGAACCAGCCATAGCGCCTACTCTAGCACCACCAAACGCCGTAGCAAGTGTTGGAACCTGTTCCGCTATTGCGCCCGGAATTTCACCTAGTGCTGTACCGGCAGCAGATAGTAATCCCTTTTTGTTATACGCCTCCTCAACTTTACTTAATCGAGACTGATCTCCGCCTAGCCTTTGCTGGATATCTTCTTGCCGTGTAATGCCTTCTTCTGCCGCCTTATTAGGATCAAATATACCGCTAATACCAGCTCTAACGCTAGATCCAAATGACTCAGCACCACGTTGTACATCAGTAAGTAAGCTTTCTTTTCTTTTTGGCTGGCGTTCTAAAGTTAATCTTTTAACTGTTTTCTCAATAACAGACGGATCTGTATCTTCAGGAAACTCTAGCCTTGTTCCATCAAATAGTTCTGCTATTGGCATATTTATTTTACCGGGTTGCCTTTGGAATCAAACTTTAAAATATTTGTACTGGAGACTGTTGGTTGCGTATATGGGTCGTCCGGATACGTTTTATTATATCGTTTTATATACTCTGGGCTAGAAAGCACTGCGGCTTTTTCAGCTTCATATTGCGCTAAAAATTCTTTGTTACCCATAGAATAAAGAGGATTGTTTTTGTATTTTGCATCAATAGGATTTAATAACATTTTTGTATACCTATCTAAAGCCTGCTCCCTCTTTAAAGCATCATCGTTTAAATTTTTTAATCTTCTTTCTTCTAGTGTATCAGTCCTGCTTAGATCAAGTCGATCATTTTCTATTTTTCTTTGAACTAACAACTCATCCCTATATTCTTTTGTTAGGTTTTGGTTTCTTAATTCCGCATCAATTCTAGCAAGATTATAGGCCGCACTTTGTGCTAGTTGAGCTTTTGTATTCTCACCTAAAGCTTGATACCTTAAACCTGTACCAAAAGACTTATCAAGTGCAGCTCGTTGTGCAGCTCTTGTTTTCTGAGTATCGCTCATCATTTGTAGTCCGGCCAACCCGCCCGCACCAATATTCTCATTAGCGTACTTAGACGTACCACCATACATTTTAAGTGCCGCAGCTAACAATGCCATGTTCTGATCATTCTTTTCCTGCTTGACTATATCCTCTTCTTGACGCATAAGTCTTTCAAAGTACTTTGCAAAGTCTGACGTATCTTTTTTACTTGCTCCATCAGAAGGTTTTGTTTCTTCTTTTGTTGGAATAGGAGGCAAGTTTATTCCTTGGTCAGCCGTCATTTGCGCATCTGTACTTTGGAAGATTGGCGGAACAATTGGCTTTTTAGACCCAGACGGTTTTGCAGGAGGTGGTTTAGGCGTAAAACCAGCATCAAGATTAGCTTCTCTAGCTATCTGCTCATCCGCAGTTTCTTTTATTTCTAATGGTTTAACCGTATTTTTAGGCGGAGTTTTTCCATAAACATCTTCAATTGTCTTACCCTGCCTAACAAGATTATTAATAAAATTTGAAAAGTTTGTTGATTTTGTTTCTGACGTATCCAAATCTATATCTTCCATTGTAGAAGCTCCGCCCTTTTGGAAACGAATTGCTCCACCTTCAGCTAATTCTACTATGCCTTGTCCGGTCTTCTTACTTAACTGAGACATAACATCACCTACTGTACGGCCTCGTAAGTATGGGTTTTGTTTTAATACTGTACTAGATACTGCTTTTTCCATAGGTGTTTTAGGATCAAGACTTAATAACTCTTTAGCGCCCTGTAGCCCAAAGTGATTGGCAGCATAAACTTCACCGTATGTTGGATCTCTACCAAAGGCTTTCTTTAATCCTTCAGCATTTTGGCGAGTAAATAAAGTACCTAACTCAGCGTTCTTCTCAGGATCTAACTGCTCTCCTTCTTTACCGCCCATACCCTTCCATGTGGCATTAGTAAACTGGAATAAACCTTTAGCAGAACTTAATGGGTTTGCAGCGTCAGGTCTTCCACCGCTTTCTGAATATGCAATTCTTTGTACTAAATCTGCTGGTAATTTATATTTTTCTGCTTTTGAGGAGATAAGTTGCTTAATACCACCAGCCGGCATTTGAGATGTTTTAGTGGATTGCGTAGGCATGCTTGACGTATCCGCTTCTCCTGCTGGAGTTAATGGCACACTGTAATCCTGAACCTGCATGGCGCTTACATAATCGTCATACTCGTCTTGTTCATTATCTTCATCTTCAATTAAATCACCTTCAGCAAACGCAATAATTCCACCGCCGGCCATTTGCATAGGCGGTACTGGATTAGACGCTATACCTACATCAGCAGCTCCTTGTGGTGGTTGTTGAGGTTGCTGTATGGGCGGTTGCATAGGAACTTGCATTGCAGGAGGCATCCTACCCATTGCTTGTGGATTATCTGCTTGTGCGTTTTGCGCCATAATCTGTTCCATAACAGATTGTGTTTGTGGCTGTGTCTGCATTGCTTTTGACTTGAGATTTAAGTCAATCATCTCAGCTTTTTTAGCTAATATCGCAGGAACTATTTCCGGCAGTATTTGCTTCCTTTGCGCCATCTGCATAATCATGGCCTGAGGTAGTCTAGCCAAGTCTTCAATAGACCCGCTTTGCTGTTTAATTGCGCTTAATATACTCATTATTTATCTCACTTATTTAATCATATTTGCTAAAGATAAACCGCCAAGCCCAATACCGGCTAGTTGGCTTGCAAAACTAGGTGGAGCTGCTGTTGTTGTCTGTGTACCATAAGTATCTCCAAGTGGAACGCCTCGTAAGATATTGGACATAGATCCTAACTGCTGTTCTGCAAACCCTGCTCCACGCATTACGTCTTGATACTGTGCATCTAACTGTTGTTGAGCAACGCCTCGTTCTGATCCACCATAAGCACCTAAAGCCGCAGCTCTTGCAATATCGGCCTGTTGTTGTAATGCGCCTTGCTGTCCTAGACCTTGACCCATTGCACCATATGTCTGACCTAACTGCCCTAAACCAGCAGCTCTTTGCAACTGAGCAGCTTGATTAGCCCGTTGCGCTTCTAGAGACTGCCCAGCACCAAGTTGCTGTATACCCAACTGTGCTTGCAGATTAGTCTGCCCTGTAGCCTGTTGAGCAGCTTGATTAGCCAACATAGCTTGCATATTCTGACCAGCGCCAAACTGCTGAACCCCAAGTCTAGCCTGTTGATTAGCTAACTGAGCCTGTTGTTGAGCTTGTTGATTGGCTAACTGAGCTTGTAAATTCTGTCCTGAGCCTAATTGCTGAACACCTAATTGAGCTTGCAAGTTTTGCGCATTAGCAGATTGTTGTAATTGATTCTGAGCATTAAATTGATTCTGTGCATTTTGGAAAGCATTTTGTGAGCCTGTAGCCTGTATGTTCCCCATCTGCGTCTGAAGATTTCTTTGTGCCTCAGATTGCATTAATGCGTTTCTTGCACCACCGTAAGTACCTTGTCTAGAAGATCCTAAATTAGCACCAACAAGTTGTTTTTGTGCATCCCGCATAGCCTCAGCTTTTTGTACATCAACAACATTCTGCTGGTACGGAGACATATACTGAGATACATTTTGTCCAAGATACTGTTGTGGACCAGCCATTTGATACTGATTTAAATTTTGAGCGTTTACGTTACCAGCTCCGGCTATATCAAATGATGACAGTCCTTGTGGGGCATTAACAGTTTGCGGTCCAGCCATTTGAAACTGTGTTAAGTTTGGCGCACTTACATTTGAACCACCTTGATACCCTGCTTTAGCCGCATCTAAAGAACCTAATCCTGTTTGATAAGCAGATTGTCCTTGACGAAACTGCGTAGGCTGTCTCAAATCAGATATTTGTTGTCCAGCAGCTACTTCGTTAGGGGATAATCCAGCTATTCTCCCTGCGCCCGCTAATCCAGATTGATCTAGAACATCTCCATATCTTTGTTGATATGATTGGGAAAATAATTTTTGCGCTGCGGGTAGTAATCCACCAGCAACACCATCTCCCGTTTGGCCAACACCCGTAAAGTACGGTTCTAATATAGCCGGTGTAGTGGTTTGTGCGGTACTTACGGTAGTATTTGTTGCCATAATTTATCCTTTATATGGGCATGAGTTTGGTTGGTTTAATTTCACGCCCCTGCTTACGGTTACCCGTTCTTGCTTTACGAACTCGATCCATCATCGCATAAAGTTGTTTTGCGCCAGCCTTTGATGAACCATTGCCTAAATGTGAAACTACATCTGCTGGTATTACAAATTCTCCATCAGCTAATCTAGCCTCTTGTGTTCCTTCTATACTTGCCTTAATAGAGTCTGACATACCATCTCCACCGCCAGATAAGAATCTAGGAACTCCACCTTCGGCATATCCACGGCGTTTCTTTTGATATTGATAAATATTGGATGCATTTAATGGCTCTGGACCATACGGATTTCTAACCATATACTGCCCCGCAGGTGTAGCATTTGGTGATTGATATACTGGAGGAGGAGGTGTTGCAGATGCGGTGCCTATTAACTCTTGCGCTCTTTCAACAGCTCTTGAAGAATCCCTTATATTGTTTTGTACTTCCTCTGACATATCTAATGCTCTATTTGCATTAGCTCTTACTGTTTCAATATCAAGCGGTGCAACAGTAGGAGGAGGAGGGGGTGGGGGTGGTGCTATAGCTCCAGTTAATGGTGTTGGTTCAACAGACGGTGTTACCACAGGCGGAGGCGCAACAGGTTGAGGAGTTGGTTGGTTATAAATATTACCGTATATTGTAGATAAGTAATCTTGGTTTTGTTTTAATAAGCCCGCATATCTTTCATCAGACATAGGATCTACTTCACGCCTATTATTTTCTATCTGAATCATATAATCTATATCTTCTTGATTTGTTACTGGTCCGCCATCGGCATATCCCATGAAACCGTTTTGCATATTTCCATTTACGTTATTCATATCATCGCCACCGTACTCGTCATCTATAGCTCCACCCATAGCAAATCTATAAGGGTTTTCACTTACGGCTTGTTGCGCACGTTTTTTACCTGCTAAAACTCTAGCATTAAAATTAGCTTCTTCTGCTTGTTGTGCCATTAAAGAACGGTCATATTCTTTTTTGAGTTCATTACCTTCATCTACGCCCATCATGCCTGTTGTTCCCATAATTAGTGGAACACCAGCATTATATATACCAGCATTTTTAGTAAATGTAGACATGGCATTTTTATATTCGGGGGTATTACTATTTTGTAATAAGTTGCCTATACCTTTTTGGACTGCTTCAGGTCTTCTAAATGTTGGATTAGCACTTACGGCAGGTCCAGTACTTGTTGTTATTCCTAACCCAGAGGTTGAATTGTCTAAGCCTATTTCTTTGAGATAGTCTGCACTACCAGATATATTAGGAGCATCCATAGTTTGCAATACTGAAGGATCAGTTCCTGCGGCTTCTAATCCACCTACAAGATTAGACATACCATAAGCAGCAATACCGCCCATCAAAGCACGTTTCATATCAAATCCACCGGGCTTACCAAAACCTGATGCAATTCCACCTATACCTGCCGCCATAGCGGGATTACCAAACATTGCTCCCGCTGCTATACCAGCGTAAGGAGCTAAATCTTTAACAAAAGGAACAGCTTCGCCTATTGGACGCAATACTGCCTTCTCAAACGGTTGTGCGACACGAGTAAATGCATCTGATATTCTTCCGCCTATGCCGTAATGTTGTACTTCTCCACCATCTGCATAACGATTTAAAGAACGATATCCCGCCGATGGACTATAAACATTACCAGCGTTTATTCTATTTTTAGGTATATAGTTAGATCCTGAAGATGTTGAAGTGCCGTAAGTGTAAACTCTATTTGCCTCTTCTTCCGCATCTATCTGTGCTTGAGATTTAGGCTGTTCAGCTCCGCCACCTAAATTAGATAGGCCATATAATCCAGCGGCAGTTAAAGCTAACTTTCCGGGACTTGATTGGTTATAGTAATCTTTAGCTGAATCATATAAATCACCGGGATAGTCTAACGGGTTTGTATTACTTAAATAGTCTACTGCTCCTGTAGCTTTATTAATTACATAATCTTTACCTTCAATTCCTCTTGAGGCAAGATATCTATAGGGATCATCTCGGAATTTTACTTTGTCGTATCCCTGTGCATCTTGATTAATGTATTGACTATCGGGTGTATATGCAGCATCAAGATTAGCCTGATTAAGTATATCTTCTCTAAGCCTTAAATCTGGAGTTAGTTCTATTTTTTTAGGCGTAAACTCTGCATTTTGAATATCTGGATTTCTATTTATAACTTCTCCGCTATCCGTCATTTGCAATTCACCCGGCAATGCCGGTGCTGCATCTGGATAAAAGTTTGGTGGGCCAGATATTTCTCCGGGCATACCTAAGTCTGGATCAAGATTTACTGTTGATGGAATAGCGGATTCAGAAAGATTAAGACCTTTTTCCTGTAAATATTTTCCAAAGTCTCCCTTTAATTCATTAAAGTATGGATTAACAACTTCGCCTAACTTGGCTCCTCCATAAGACATTGCACCAGCTTGTGCGCCAGCTCTTAATGCACTATTTATATCTCCAGTTTTAGCATAATCAACACCACCACTTAATCCAGCAGAAAGTCCAGCTTTGCCTAAATCACCCAATCCAAATTCTTTTCCAACTCCCTGTGTTACACCAGTAGTTGCACCAGATATTGCTGCTGCTTCTAAAGCAGATTTTAAGTCCTTATCTTTTGCAAACTTTGATCCTCCAGCTGCTGCCGCTGCTGCCGCTGCCTGAGCTAATGTACTTTGTCCTGCTGTAGCAACTGCTGCTGCTATCTGTGCTAAAGTTCCCCATCCACCGGGAATTACATCCGCTACAGCGTCATCAATTGCTACACCAACATCACTAATAGGTGCAGTTATAGGTTGAACTACTGCCTCATCTAATGCTGAAGTTACTTGGCTAATTGGTGCTGTAATAGGTTGAAAAACAAGATCGTCTGCTCCTGCAAATACGTCTGAACCAGCTTGAGCTACTTCATCAACAATATTAAGTATGCCTGTATCGCCACCGCCCGTTCCTATAACATCAGATACTACGTCTAGTATTCCACCACCGCCGCCACCGTGCAAAGTCATGCGCCCAAAGATTGGTTGAAAAGCCCCTATCGGAAGATACGATTCGTGGTTATATCTCATACTTTTGCCATCCATTCATATTTTGGATTATCGCTTGGCTGCACATCTACGCCTAGGGTTTTTAACATAGTTAATGTTTGTTGAAGTTTATTACTGTTTGGCACATTTTCTTTTGGTCCATACACAGCTTTTAAATCTGAATCACGAATTTTGTCCACAAATCTTGATAATGCTCTAGCAACTTTTAATGGAGCATCTGTTGTAAATAAATGTAACTCAACTAAACCTTCACCTATAGTCAGAAGAACTAAAACAGAATTACCTTCTTGTAAAATGATTGCTAATTTTTTATTGATTGCAACATTTAAGCCACGCAAGAATTTACTTGGATCTTTACCAAGTTTTTGATATTCCGCATTAATAATTTCTGTAGGTTTCATACTGTCACCGTCACTGTTCCTAAATTAACTGTTGCCGATACGCCGCCTAAGTATGCAAAATTAGGTAGAACTATCTTTAAGTATTCTCCATCCCGAAAGACTGTTCCTTCCCTAAGATTGTAACCCGATGTCGGCAAATTTAAAAGCCGTATTCCATCCAACTGTAAAGGAGTATTTGAGTCTAACTGCGTAAAATATAACCTTAAAACGGATATTAACTGATTAAATTGGCTTTGGTCGTAATCTGTTGGCGCTAATGGTAAAGCTGGAGATCGGAAGGTTTGCATCCCCATTATCTACGCCCATCCGGTCTACCATCTAATCTTGGACTACCTAGTTGCCATTGAACGTCTACTGTACTCGATGAAATCTCTACCGCCATCTGTCTTGCACGGGTTCTTAAAAAGACTTGTTCTGTATATATGTCTACTGCCGTCTGAATTACAGCAGCCGATTCGGTATTAGTATATGCCGATCCGGGGAAGTTGCGTGGCTTAATTGTCATTGTCACTTCAGGCAGCGTAGCCGTAGAACCAGTAAAACTTACGTCTGGAATAATCCGCTTAGTCAATATAAACTGATCTCCGTCAATTAAATCAAAGTCAGATGAGGCAATATATGCAGTCATGGCAGATACATTATCATTTGTTCCTTGCTCATGGTTGTACATAATAGCGTCTGCGGTCAGATCACTCGATAGAATTGTCTGTGAAATGTTTACTGTATAAGTCCCTACCCCACCAGTTCCAGTTCCTAATGCAGTTATTAATGTTCCAGTTAAGACAGCACCACCTGTTATAACGCTACCTACTTTTAACATTCCAGAATTAATTGCCGTAACCGTCATGGTTGTTCCAGTAATGGACGCCGTAATGTAGGTTGCAGTAAACGCTTGAGGGTAATCCCTTAGTGATGAATCTGACCATGCTGTTCTTTGGATTGATCCGTAATACCAAATTTTTTCTAAATGGTTGTAGATAACATAGGCATTATTAATCTGGCTAGTTGCTGTTGGATAAAACCACCACACTTCATTCCAGCCTTCGTTTGTTCCTGAGACTACTTGATCAGCTTGATCATAATTAAAGTTCTCAAAAACGTGGTTTCTTAATGAGCAAGGCAGAGTCTCTACTCTACCGCCATATGCATAAAACTTATCATGCCCCATCCAGTAGGCTGTATTATTCACAGCTACCACGGATCTTGGGCTAATAATAGATATATTATCCGATAACTCAGTTAGTCCAAATACGTCTGTTGTACCTAAGAATTGGAATGAGTTTAGCGTTCCTTCCGTATACACAAGGATTTCTTGTCGTGTTGCAATGGCACAAATAATCCTAGAACCACGAGATACTCGAATAAATCCCGCCGTATTGGTCGTTAATGGTGTCCATATATTCGGCTCATCTTGGCTTGCCCAACGAATTAATAAAGGATCAAACGATCCTCCACCATACGGCGTTGCCCCAAAACAAACTAAATGTTTACTATTTTGTGATACTAAAGTTTGCATTGCCTGAGTCGGAACATCTGCGGCGGGTACTGAGCTTATTGTAGTTGATGATAATAACGATGCACGAGTTGTTAATCCAGATGAATATTGCCAATAGTAAATAGCGCCGTTCCGTACATTAGCCACCATATCATCATCAAAGTTACCTATAAACCAATCTCTTTGAGCAATAAATACTGGCGATGCTGCTCCTGATCCCCAAGCTCCTGCTGACCATGCACTTGCACCCCAACCATAACCCTGTGAGCCATTATCTTGACCAATATTAATTTGAAATGCAGCCGTAATTCCCGTTCCCCCACCTGTGGCTGTAGAAGTAGCCGCTGCTGTTGCGGTGATCGTAAATGAATTAGTATTTACATAAGTCATAATATATTCGGCATTAAGTACTGTTGCCGATATACCACCTACTGCTGAAGCACCTGAAAAGGTTACATAGTCACCACTTATGCCACCATGTGCGGAAATAGCCACAATTACCGTTTTAGATCCGTTTGTAGTCGTAAAACAATTATCAGTTGCTGGTGAGATAAATGTCTGTCGAATTGGAGTCATATCATATAACTGCTGACCAGCTTCGATATATAGCTTTCTACTTGACCCAATACCTAAGAAATTCTCGTTACTTGTGGTTATCCAGTTAAATGCTTGTCGTACAATACCCGGAATAATAAGCAGTGAATACCTTAACCAACCACCCACTTTTTGTGGATATCCAGAACGAAACCGTATCTTATCGCACTCAAACCATCCACCCTCGTTTGAGTAGTTTGTCTGATCTCGATTAACTCCGGGCTTAAACTGGATTTTCTGTAATGGCATCTTAACCTATCATGGTCGAGGCAGATGTTTGCACATCGGCTACCCGCTTGAGCCAGCCTTTGCCGTAAACTGGGAAGTTATTTAATGACTTGTAAAACTCTTCTTTATTATTGCTAAACTTTTTAAGCAAGTCTAGTCCATTTGATTCTTGGATCGCCTTTAATGTTGCAGGTCCAAACACACCATCTGGAGTTACTCTTAATGACTTTTGAATCATGCGACGAGCAGCGGCTGGTCCAGCATTAATAGCAAAATCAAAAACAGCGTAGTCCACGCCAGCAGGTAGATCATCACCCCTGACTGCATCCCAATAATCTCTTTTATATACCGGTTTAACATCTTCTTTCTTTAGCGCTTTCATATCGTCTTGAGTTACTTCGTGTCCAATGTACTTTTCCCAAACAGCTTGAGTACAGCCCCACATGGTAGAACCTTCACGGCCATCAGGTAAATGATTACCCTTATCACGTTGGTCATTAGTAAATCCACCTTCATGGGCTACAACCATATCAAATGACTTATCCCAATTACTTAGCATTTTTCTTCATCTCCATCACTTTTTCCAGGGTTCTGCCTCCGAAATAGAAGCTCATAATGAGCATCCCCCACTGACCAAGCAGCTCTACATAGTTGTTATTTACTTCAATATCCCAAGCACTCATCATGCCAAATACTGTATAGGTTAATAAAATAAATATAAGAGTCATAGGGCGAATGTTTTTAGATAGCCAAGAGTCCGACATCATGTCGGCTTGTTGCCGCTTGGTGAGCTCTTGTTGTTCGCTTACATCTGCTTGTAACTGAGCGAGTTCACCGTTCTGGGCTAGTGTTGCTAATTCTAACTGTGCCTTAGCCTTGGCTTCCGGATCTGGAATGAGCTTATCAATTAACTTACCACCGATGTTTAATATTGCATCAAGTCCTAACATTCTTTAGCCTTTCTAAAATGAAGTAGTGCTAAGTCAAATATGATAATAGATGCGCCAATATCCTTAGTTATCCATAGCGGAAACAACGTATCTACAGGGTACGTACCAAACTCAAAGAAGTGTAATGAACGCATAACTTGCACCATCAATCCCATTGTCATTACAAATATGCCAATCTTGCTTAACATCCGCATATCCGTAAAAAAGCCAGCAAAAGCCAAAAACGCTACTATAAAAACTGCAATCAGTTCAATTACTAGAATAGACATGAGCCAATGAGTTAATGTCATTTCTTTGCTCTTCTTTGTTTAATCTCGTCTGCAACTTCACCAATATCCATATGCTCACGCTTACTCATATAGTTGGATATCCAATTAATCACAGCAATACTGCACAAACCTAACACCCATGCTAATCCAATTAACACGTCTAATTTATCAGTACCAATACCTAGTTTTTCAGCAGCTAATCCTGTAAACGCAAAGCCAGCCATTGCACTAATACCTCCAGCAATAAAGACCGATGCAACCTTACCTTTTTCCTGTAACTTCTCAGGAGTCCAAAACATGGCAAGTGACAAACCACCAAATAAACCACCAAGGGCTGGTGCTAGTTTATCAATCAGGAATCCTTCTGGCATCATTTCTTATTCCAAAGTTCAAACAAAGTCTTCACTTTTTCTTCAAGGACTGACACTTTATTATCCATTTTGGCAAGCACAATAACAAGCGTTACAAACCCCACAAGCAGGGGCCAAATCTTTGCTAGTATATCTACTGTTTCCATTGCTCCCCTTTAAGGGGGTTGCCCCCCGCCTTTACTGCACTGTCTCTTCAGGTGCCGCCACTAAAGATTGCTTTAACATATTAACAAATGCTTGTTTGCCCACATTGAGTTGGTCAAGATTAAACTGCGATGATGCCATTTTCCGACTTAAATCATCAATGTGATTAACCATCATTTGCTGCTCGTTGGTCATATCGTCTATCAAATACTCTACTTCATCAATAGTTATGGCGGGCTTTTTAGTGTTTTCGCTCATGCTATTCTCCTAGGTTGTACTACGGTTTAAAAATCTATGCGCTCCAAGGTAGCGGTGTATTTGCCGGGCTAACAGGTGGTGTAATTAGGCTGTCAATTTGCCCTTGTACACAAGACTGTGCGCTGTCTATTTGGTTCTCAGGAATCCAACTAATAACTAACGCCTCAGTTAGATTTGCGTAAGGCACAAATGTAGTCTGGTCTGTAGAGTCAAACTGTGTGTTGCCTTGGATAGATGCAGTATAAGTGCCGTCTACTCCTGTTACTTCCCATAGTGCGTTAATCACATAGTTTGGGTCAGGCTGTTGCACTGTGTACATTGCCGTGATTTTTGTTGTAAATACTGTTGCCATTTTAATTCTCCTATCTAGATGCAAGTTGTTGTTTAAGTGAATCTACTTCTGCTTTTAACTCTTTTATTGCGTTAATCATGTACCAAGTTAAGTTATCTGCGTCTACAGTCATTACGCCTGTGCTTTCAGTCTTAACACACTCAGGTAGTACCTGTTGAAGTTCTTGTGCAATAACACCAAGTTGAACACCTTCTTTTTTAATAACAGAATGTGCTGGTAATTCTGTAACTTCTTCAGGTAAACGGTACTCAAAGTTACGCACTTGGATTGCAGTAATCTTATCTAAACCTGTGTTGTTATCTACAATGTTCTTTTTAAGTCTTGCGTCAGAAGTTTGTGACCAAGTTGATGAGTTATTACCTTGATATACGCCACCACCAGCAGGGTTAATAAATCCTGTGCCAGTACCTTTACTAGCAGAGTTATATCCGATAACAATTTCTGATGAGTTATTTCCTCCTGACGGGTAAGCAAATCCACCAACATAAATGTTGGAGTTTCCAGTTGTTAAATCTGTTCCCCCTACTGGAGTACCGTAGCCAGCAGAAGTACCAATACAAGTATTGTTTGCGCCAGTAGTAATGGCATACCCAGCCTGATAGCCTACTGTTGTGTGGTTAGAGCCGGTGGTGTTTGCATATAACGCTGCCTCCCCTATTGCAGTATTATTTGAACCTGTGGTGCTTGAGCCAAGGGCATTAACGCCTACTGATATATTGTAATTACCTGTTGTATTTGTATCAAGTGCGCCATGACCAACTGCAACATTCTGTGTACCAGTTGTATTTGAATATAAAGAATACGCACCATAAGCGGTGTTATAACTACCTGTAGTATTTGTATACCCAGAAAAATAACCTGAAAAAACTGATTGCGTACCTGTTGTATTTGAATATCCAGCTTGATACCCTACTGCTACGTTAGCAGAGGCGGAGGTGTTTGAAAGAAGAGCATTAAACCCTACCGCTACATTATTACCTCCAGTAGTATTGGAATACATAGCCGATGTGCCTACGCTTGTATTGTTAGCACCTGTTCCAGTTGAATACAAAGATTCATAACCTATGGCTATATTGTATGAGGCGGTAGTACTTGAATAAAGAGAATACATACCAACAGCAACACTGTAACTACCAGTAGTGTTGGAAGTAAGCGCACTTTGCCCAACACCCGTATTACGAACTCCTGTTGTATTGCCGTACATTGCATTTTTACCAACAGACGTGTTATACGAGCCAGTTGTATTAGTGCGAAATGCATTATCGCCAACCGCTACGTTTTCTGTGCCTGTGGTATTTGAATATGCTGATTGATAGCCAACTGCTGTGTTACTAGATGCGGTGGTGTTTTTTGCTAATGAACCTGCACCAACAGCCGTATTAGAACCGCCTGTGGTTGTGCTTCCACCAGAGCCAAATGATGTTGAATCCTGACCACCAATAAAAGTGTTATATACCCCTGTGGTGTTGGAGTATCCTGCTTGTACACCAAAAGCCGTAACTAAGCCAGTAGTATTACTAAACCCTGCTTGATAACCAACTGCTGTGTTGTTAGAGGCTGTGGTGTTTGATGATAGTGCGCTATGACCAAATGCGGAATTTGCTGCCCCAGTAGTATTTGCTGCAAGGGCGTTATATCCAAATGCGTTATTTGAACTAGCAGTAGTATTTGCTGTTAAAGCACCAACACCAACAGCGTTGTTTTGACTTCCAGTGGTGTTACTTTGCAACGCTCCAAATTGAAGTCCGGGGGCATAACCACCTACTGCTACGTTTAGTGTTCCTGTTGTATTTGCATACAAAACACTAGAGCCAACTGCTGTTATACCATTACCTGTTGTAGTACTATAACCTGCCTGATAACCAACAGCCGTGTTGTGAGATGCAGTGGTGTTAAACCTAAGAGCAGAACGACCAATGGCAGTGTTTTGAGCGCCAGTAGTATTTGACAAAAGGGATGCATCACCAAAAGCAGAATTGTCGCCAGCAGTTGTGTTTGCACCTAAAGCAGATGACCCAAAAGCACAATTATTAAATCCAGTTGTATTTGCGCCTAAAGCAGCAGCACCAAAAGCATTAACACCGCTTCCTGTTGTAGTACTTAATCCTGCTTGGTATCCTACTGCTGTGTTGTTTGAAGCGGTGGTGTTTGCTTGAAGTGCAGATACTCCAACAGCAGTATTAGATGCACCAGAAGTATTTAATGCAAGAGCATAAAAACCTAATCCAGTATTAAAACTTGCAGTAGTATTAGCCAATGCAACACGACCAATTGCTGTGTTTTGATTTCCTGTTGAATTTAACAACAATGCACTATCGCCTAAGGCTGTATTATCTATGCCAGTTGTGTTAGCGTTTAAAGCACTAGCACCAACAGCAGTATTTGTAGCACTAGCACCAGCACCACGACCTACTCTTACACCATAAACAGTTAAGTCAGTACCAGAGTATAAAAGGTTGGCTGAGTCTGTTAGTAGACCACTAGCACCTGCGTATGTTACTCGACCACTTGTTAGTCCTGCGTTGGTGATTGATGTTGATGCGTTTATCGTAGTAAATGAGCCTGCTGCTGCCGTATTAGCACCAACAATACCATCAAAATTAGCTGCGTTAATTCTGCCACTTACTCCTAAACCACCTGTAATTACAGTAGTTCCTGTAGTCGTAGAAGTAGAAGCCGTCCCTGCGGTAAAGGTCGTAGCACCACTAGCGGATAAAACACCCGTAGTAAGAGAAGTCAGATGCGTTATAGCGTCTACTACGTTTGTACCGTTGTTATAGACAAACATGGTCTTACCAGCAGCTACGGCAATTCCTGTTCCTGTTGTGTTCTTAACCGTTACCGCATCCGCTAGACCGTTATTAACTAGGTAGAGTTTCTCAATTTGGCATCCAGAACCAAGGATTAAGTTCCTTGCACCGCCAGATGTACCTGTTAGGTTAAGGCGTAAGTTACGGGCTGACTGTGTAGCATTTGTATCTGTTAAGGTTATGGTTACATCCGCACTTGAGAAGGCTACGTCCGCTGAACCTGTTATTGCCTCACCTAGAGCAGAATCGCCCAAGTTTACATTGGTTGTAGTTCCCCATGTACCGGTCTGATCTCCCGTGCCGATTAACTCTATCTTTAGTGCTGAATATGTGGATGCCATTTGTTTTCCTTTATGCCGCTATATCATTCCATACCGGAGTTTGTGTATCAATAATATCAGTCCAAGTAGGTGTTTGTCCATCATTTATCGCCCCCCAATTTGGCACTTGATTCGTATCTATAATGCCCCAAACCAATACCGGCTCTATCTCTCCTGTTGCTGATACACCTACTACATATACTTCAACAGACGGAACTACGGTTACCGTTCCTACATTACCTGTTGCACTTACACCTGTTACATTAACATTTATCTGTATAACTACTGTTACAGTACCAACTTGTCCAGTTCCGTTTACGCCCGTTACATTAAAACTAACGTCCGTTTGAATACTTACACTACCTACACTTGCAGTCCCTGATACTCCAGTAATATTTACGTTTACATCACAAGTAACAGTAACTAACCCAACTGCGCCTGTACCAGATACTCCTGTTACGCTAACTGCGGCGGTTCCTGTAACACTTACAGATCCTACACTTCCAGTAGAACTTACTCCTGTTACTGAAACATTAGCATTTGCTGTAACAGTTACTGCTCCTACACTTGCTGTTCCAGATACACCAGTTAAACTTACATTTGCATCTGCATTTATAGTTACAGAACCTACTGATCCTGTTGCTACAAATGATACATTTCCATTACCCCAAGATGCCTCACCCCATCCTTGGCTTCCATAACCTCCTAGGGCAATTGATACATCAGCCACATTTACGCTATTCGAATGATGGCGTTAGTTGAATCTGCCGCAGGAAATACAATTGTAAATGTTCCCGCAGTAGATGTCTTAGCACCACCAAAGTCTAGTACGCATACTGTTGGATCACCGGCTGCCGTGTCGTTATATATCAAAGCCCCAAAAGCCGTAATCGTAGCCGTGGTAAACGATAAGTCCGCAAAGTCTGTAAACGCCGTAGTACCTGTAGAAGTTGGTGTTACGTTTGTCAATGTCCCACCACCCGCTGAATAAGTACCAGAGTTAGCTACTTCGTTTGTAACCGTATACGCTGTGGTCGCTGCTGTAAAGGACGCTGAGTTGTCGTACAAAGCTAACTTAAACGTATTTCCTGTACCAGTTGTAAAGTTATGCACTGCTTGCATTAACTCTACTTTAAAGCTAGTACACATAAAATTGCCTGTAAATGCCATAATAAACTCCTATAAAAGATTAATTAGTTCTGCATGACCTGAATCTTTAAGCTTTTGTGCAATAGTTACACGGTCAAATTTAACTGCTTCATTCATGTAAAAAACTAATATCCCACGAATATGTTCACGAAACGCTACTGCCTGATCTCGAATGACGGGATGTGACTGATCGCCAATCTGGATAATTTTATCTAATGCTCGATCTGCCAACTCCTCTGGTGTAAACCCACGATAGTCTACTGTTGCTACTTGAATTAGTCCTATCTCACTTTTGTTCTGTGCGTTCATCTTACGGGATACCTTACTTGTCCACTACGATAAGCATCTTGACGGTTCTTGCCATCGCCTAATTGTTTGAGTTCTTCCATCGCTTCGTCATAGCGAGCTTTGTAAAAATTAATCACTTCTGCCTCTGACTTCATAAAGGAGGCCGCCTCTAATAATGAGCCATACAATAATACTGAATCAAAGTTATCACCTAACCATGATGTTGATGCCGTAACTATGGAATTTGGATAATAAAAGTAATGTAACTCTGCGGAATAATTTGCATCCGGAGTAGGTCCTAGAATAAAAGTATTATCATCAAAAACTGCATAGTACTTTGGCACTCCATAAAACGGTGAATCTGTATCCGGATACGACTCTCGAATAAAGTTTACATCCTTATTCAGTAGATATAAGTACTCGTTACTTGCGTTAATTATAGCTAAACTAAAGGTAGATAACCAGTCTGTAGGCGTAGTTAAATACTTATTTCCACTTGTTAAATTACCTGTTACGTTCTTTCTAATTGCTGGTAACTGCACCATATTGTAGATGCGCTGTTCTGCCATCTTTACGAAAGTAGCAATCTGGTTTGCAGAAGTAAAAGCCCCTACCGTATCTGGAAAGGTATTCTCAGCATAGCCTTTAATTGCAGCAGTTAATTCTGTGTAGTTCACGCCATCGGGCCTCTAGCTATACGACCTTTAGTAGCAGCGCCATTCCCACGGGTTTCTATTCCTGTGGTCTTTACACCAGCCATTTGGTTTTTTGGTTGTATTGGCTTACCGTCCATCGTATGTGGTTCAGCATAGACTGTAGCATCGCCAATCTCTTTACCCATAACTTTCTTAGAGAACTTTGCCATTATCGACCCCTTGAGCCAGATTTCTGATTCATTACACGAGCCATGTTTCTACCGTATTTCTTCATATCAAGGGTAGTAACACCACCAGCTTTCATGCCGTGCATACGCTTCTCATGTCCCTTGACGGCTTTCTTTGCTACCTTTTCCATCATTGGCTTATCTTTTTTTACGTCTTCATGTTTCATAATTACTCCTAAGTTATGGTTACTGTTACGGTTCCTAAACCACTTTGGGCTGCTAAATTGTTTGGTGTTAGCCCATCATTACTAGACCCTCCAACGGGATTCCATCCCCATTGAAATATTCTACTACCTCCTGACACATATCCCAAGTTATCTGTGCCAGAATTTTTATAACTTACATCTGGTCTAGGATTCCTTAAAGCCTGTGGATCATCTACTGGGTACATTCCTAAACTTAACTGCGGTTGATCCGGTTCCCAACACTCAGGACATACTTTAATATTCTTTTGTGTCTGTTTTATTGTTAGCTTCTTTAACTCTTTCAGTTTGTAACGCTGTCCACAACGATCACACTCCGCAATCGCATTTTTTCCGGATGCAAATGCATTAGGCATAGAATGTATTCCTAGGAACAAATCGAGAAGGTGCTTTTTCTCGGTCTTCTGTTGAGGCTAATAACCACTGTTCTTCGTACTCTTGTTTTAAAAACCCAAGCCGTGCCTGTCCATCTGGAAGTTTTTGTGCCATATAAAACGCTAGTCCAGATACTAAACACGGTAGTAATCTAAACGGTATATCTTGAATAATCTCACCATTCGTTCCACCGTCTTGGATTCTGCGCAAACGCCAGTAGATAAATGTGTATGGTCCACCACCCGCATCCGGAGTTGGCCAGATATTAATACATGGTAAGTTCTGTACGGTAATTGGCGCTGCCGTTGTGTGGGATGCGGCGGTTGTGTTATTCTGCCCTCTTGCACAGTTAGTTAATACGTTTCCTACAATATTTACATAACTAATTGTCTCGGAATCAATCTTAATAAATCCAGCACTAGGTAAGCTATATGCACTAGAAACCGTGATTGATGTTGTTGTAGCATTAATTGTGCCATCTAAAGTTGCAGTTGCGGTGTAATCTAAGCCTGTTTGACGGTTAATCCATACTTGAATTGGTCTACCAGTAGTCAGTTTATTAGGAATCGTAGCGTAGGTTGGCTCAGATATACGACTAATTGATATGTCTATTTGGGTAGACGGAGTACTATTATTTTGGCGGATTTGATGGTCTAAAAGGTCTATTGTATCAATCGGAATTGGGTAAATAGCTTGTCCTGTGGTTAGTAGGATCTGACCTTGTTCTACCGTCCAAAGATTTAAACCTCGGTTTGCCCACTCAATTGTTAATAAATTAAGTGACCGGCGAGCTGTGCGCATATCATAGCCTGTACGCAATTCAGTACCACAACGCTCAAAGGCTTCCTCAATTAGATTATTTAGATCTAAGTTTGATGTGGTAGTTCCCGATGTTAATGCCATTATATCTTCCTATAAGGTTTAACCTTAGACTTAATCCCTTTAGGCTGCGGAACAAACTGTTGTCCTTTTGCCTTACCTGCTCGTTTTGCTTTAGTCGTTGCTGCATACTCCTGTGGGCTTAATGCTTCAATTGCCTTCTTTGGTAAATACCGCTCGCCTGTTACAGATGACTTCTTACCTGACTTGGTTGTCCACTTCTGATCACCCCAAGCTTTTAAAGACTGCTGTGATTTAGCCAGCGCCATTACTTGTACCCGCCACCTGCTGCTTTATACCGTTTAGCCATCAACTGTGCTTTTCTAGCTGACCACTGCCCTGCACCAGTTCCCTGTACTGCGGAGGCTTTGATGCTATTAAATATACGTTTACGCAAACTTGGTTTTGTGTAGTTACCAGCTTCGTTTACTTTAGACTGTCCACCTGCTGCCATTTTCTTAGGTTTGATACCCTTTTCTTTCATAGCAATTGCCGTAGCAGCTTGTTTAGCTAAACCACCTTCAACAAATTGCATAAAGTCCGTATCATCTCTACGAGATTTCTTTTTAGCACCGGGCATTTTAGATGGGTTTATATCTCCCATTCCTCTAGAGGATCTCATGCACGGGTCTTTCCACGAATAGCACAGCCGTCAGCACGTTTAGAGGCGCTGGAAACGTTTCCACCCGCTTTATATTTGCTAGGTTTTATGATTGTTTCTTTCTCTATAACAATTTCTTTAACGGGTTCTTTTGCTTTTGTTCTACGGGCTTTAGACTCTTCACGGGTTTCTCCGCCAAGCTCTTCGTTAATTACTTCTATAGGATTTGCTAATTTATACTTGTCAGTAACTTCACTTACTTTGTCACTAGTATCTTTTAACATTTTCATTATTGACATAATTAGGCTCTTGTCTTTCCACGAACTGCGCATCCGTCGGCTCTTTTAGATGCACTAGAAACACTCCCTCCGCTAGCCATCTTTTTAATTGTGCCGCCTTTTTTCTTACCCATTAAACTTCTTTGATTTTTAATAATACGGTCTTCTCTTTCAAAATCTTCAAAAGGAGTACCTTGTATTGCGCCAGATTTTTTTGCTAATTTAAACTCAGGACTGTTTAGTCTCTTCATTACCGCACGATAATCAGGATTTGATTTCTCCATACTTGAGGCATATGACTCTTCTGCCGCTGCTGCATTATATGCAGGTTCTTTTGCTTTTGGTTTGGCTAATTCTGTAGTGTAAGACTTTCCATTAAAAGTAAATGTCTTGCCACCGCCAGCTCTTGCACTTTTAAACGCTTCGCCAAAAGTTTGTTTTTTAGGTGGAGCTGTAGGTTTGCTTCTAACACTTGTTTCTTCTTCAACACCAGCTTCTATTATTGGCGTTGTTACAGTTTTAGTTTCTGTTTTAATTTCAGCAGGTTTTTTATCAAGTTGGACAGGTTTAGCTACTTGATCTTCGCCTCTTACTAATTTAAATAGATCAATTCCGGGATCTTTTAATTGGCCCATACGGTATTTAACTATCTCATCATCGCCAGTGTATCCGCCATTATCAAACTTTTTCATGCGTTTAGAACCGTTAGGTTTTGTTAATCCACCCTTTTTCATATAGCCCATCTTGTTACGAACGGCCGTAGGTAACTTAGCAAGTCCGGGGTTTTCTTTAGCATTAACAGGTTTCATTTAGCAAGCCCTTCCGCCTTTAGTCATTTTCTTCATAGGCATACCACCCATGTTCATTTTTACCATAGTACCTTTTGTCTTACCCTTGACTTCAACGCCACCACCTTTAGCCATTTTTTTAGCTGTGCCACCTTTTTTCATCATAGCTGGTGTGCCGGGCTGTGCCATGCCGGGTTGCATCATAGGTTTTTTACGAGATGCCATCATTGCAGCCATCATTCTTGGATCCATCTTAGGAGACATTTTTGAAGCCATAGTATCACCACCTTTTTTAAAAGTTTTGCCTTTATCGGCGTTTGAAAATTCACGTCCCACAGACTGTGGAACACCCACCTTCTTAGCAAAAGCTTTATTATGAGCAATTGCTTCCATAAACTTGTGTTGCTTTTTACTGCTACTTGGCATTACACCATCCTACCTCTAGTTTTACCTTTAACTGCACATCCGTCTGCACGTTTAGACGCACTAGATACTGATCCACCTTTTTTTAGATATTTTATTTTGCGTACTGGAATATCATCAAATTCTTCTATTCCTGTTTTAATTTTTGCATCACTTGGAGTTAGTTTTCTTAACGGTACACTTTTTCCTTCTTTGCCATCTATTTTAAAATCATAATTTTTATATGGTTTGAGAAGCATTCCTTTATCTGTACCTTTTCCAGATTTTAATGCATTTTCCATTTCTTCCATTTCAGTCATTATATTATCCGTCCTTTTGTTTTACCTTTAACTGCGCAACCGTCAGCTCTTTTAGATGCGCTAGAAACTTTGCCACCACTAGCCATTTTCTTAACCTTACCACCTTTACGCATTTCAGCGGATTGCATTCTTGAATTAATTTGTCTTAATTCGTCATCTGCTGCATAGTCTGGGTTTAAGTTAATACTTCTTTTTTCAATTTCAAGTTTTGTTTCGCCAACTTTAGGAATGTTTGTTCTGTAATTAATAGATGGCTTTTTTGCTTCTGTTATTTCGTTCGCTCTTGCTCTATCAGCAAACTTACTAAGTGCTGCTAATCCAGTTCCTTTTGCTTTTCCTAACGGACTTTTAGCATAAGCAGCATCTTCTTCAGCTTCTAAGAAGGCGAATATTGGGTCTTTTACTTTAGCCATTTTGCTTACCTCGAAATAAGCTGATCAATTTTGTTTTCAAGCTTGTTAAACCTTGCGTCAATGTGTTCAACAATGCGGTCAACTTCTGCTTTAGTGACGTTATCACGGGCTACCTCTTCTCTGGTTTTATTTAACAATATACCAATACGGGCTAACTCTGTAAACTTTTCATTCATCATATAGGCTATGACTGCTATTAGTATAGTCAGTCCGCTTGTCCATAACTCCATCATGTTTAGCATTTCCATCTTTTTAGACTCGCAGCCTTCCTAGTTGGTTTGCCGTTCTCGTCTTTCATTGGTCCGGGCATCCCTGACATCCTAGCGCAGAACGATTTCTTTCTTGCACCGCCTTGTGGTTGCGGAGCTTTTAGATTAGACCCCGTAGCCGCATTGTACTTAGCTCTGCCTTTTGCAGTAAGACCCGCCCCTTTAGATACAGGTAACTTCTCACCCCTACCAATAGCGAGGGACGGACCTTTTTTCTTAGCCATAATAAATCTGCGCTGAATCTATGGCACTCATATACGCATAAATCCCATTAGCTACTAACACGCCCTCACCGGGAATAAGCGGAGCGTTTTGGAACTCATCTGTTGAGTGTGTTTCATAGGTTAGCAACCAACGATTAACTCCGCTAACATATAAAGCCGCAGTGCTTGTGATTGTGCGTGAGTTAATGTCAGTCAAAGTAAACGAATTTGCATCCACTCTAGTAATAGAATAATTGCCGTCCGTTGCGGATACGCCTGTATTTGAGTCAAAGTGGATGCCAACCACATCACCTGTAACTAGACCATGAGATGTTTTACTTACGGTTACGGTTGTACCACTTTGTGCATAAGTAACACTAGAAGATACAGGAGCAGAAGTTGTGTCAAATAACACTAAAGTTCCACCGCCACCAAAGAAAGAAATACCTTTGACACGGTTGCGTCCAAGAACAAAGAAACCACTTTCGTTTAAGTGTCCTTGTTTTACATCATATTGCATACCCATAATTAATCTCCAAAAGTTAAGGGTTATCCCCTAGATTAATTAAGAAGTAGCAAACGGAGTTGCAACAGTACCAGAACCTAACACTGTGCCTGTAACCATATACTTTAATGCAGCAATTGCATAGATCTGTACAAATGTACCTGCAACACCGCCAGTAGTTGTACCGTTAAAGTTAATAAAGTCATCAGTTGCGCCTGATACAAAGCCTACAGCAGCACCAGAAGTGTCTGTGTCAATCGACAATACAGAACCTACATATTTATCTGTGCCGTCAGTACCAATCTTCAAGGAAGAAGTAGAGATTGTGGTTGGAACCCAAATGGTATACATCACGCCTTCGTTGTTCAGCGTGCTGGGGTCTTGACCGGGACCAGAAGTGGTTGGATTTGCAGATGCGTTAATGGTTGGTAAGGTTAAAGTTAAGGCAGCTGCTAAAGAACCACCTACGGAAATAATACGTCCACCATGAGCTTCTGGACTTAATGTAGTGCTGGTTGTAATTTCAACAATAGTAGCTGGACCTTGTTGATAAATGCCGCCCAATGAACGAACTGGACCTTGGAATGTGGTACGTGCCATATTAATTCTCCTATATACAAGTTAAGCCTATTAATCGGTATACCGTCTGCTGGGGCAGTTTAATAAGCTGGTATTACCCAGATAAATAATCATACTACAAATAAATTAAAAAGGGGAGTTTTATCTCCCCTTCTTTTTACGCTCCGGGCGAACCGAACATTCCTAGTGGGTCAGAGAACCCAAAAGAATAACGCTCACGAGACTTGTAACGGACGTTACCTGTATCGAAGTCACCGTCCATCGAGTTACTCAAAGGTGTACGAACAAAGTGCTTCATACCATTTGGTACATCGGTGCAGATGAAGTAAGCATTGGTATCAGTCAGATAGTTATTTACTGTATAACCTTCTGGGATTGAACCGTTGTTTACAATAGCGTTGATATCGTTGTCTGCTGTTGCAGTACGGAGCTGTGTCTCTAATAGACGGGTAGCCACGAACTGTAGTGCAGGTGGAACGATTAACTTACGAGGTTTAGCAGCGATTAACAAACCACGCTCATCAGTCCAAGCAGCAATTTGAATGACAGCGGCTTCTAAAGAAGTCTCATTCAAGTCAGCAGGGGTAGATTGAGTATTGCTGTTTGTGCCACCAGAGACCAATGGATGTGACGTACTAAATAAAGCCACGCCATCACCACCAGCATAAACGCCAGCAGAGAAACCGTTGTTTAAGACGGAAGCTGCTTTAGTTTGCTTAGTGTAAGCCATTGCACGAGCTAATGCTTTGGTATAGCGTGATGATAGGCTATCGTAGAGGTTATCTTCGATTGCTTCTTCAGTCAAGCTAAAGCCAAGGGCAATAGTTTCGTGGTTATAACGAGCTGTGAAAGCTTCTTGTGCATTGTCATAAGCGATGGCAGAACCTTCGTTTTTGACCGGTGCAGCATTAAAGCCAGACAGTTTTGTTTCTTCTTCGAACGAACGCTCAGAAGTCTCTGATGCATAGATTTCTTTGTGTTGTTCACCATACGTTGCATACTCCAAACCAAACAAAGCGTTTAGTCCGGGAAGCAACTCTTTAAGTAGCTGCGCTCTTGAAATAGCCATTTAGTTGCTCCCTTAGATGCCGGTTGAGTTGTTATACTGATGCATAGTTGCATTTATCTTAACGATAAACTCAACAAATGTGTCAGTGCCAGTTGCTGTATCTCTTACCACATCAATAATGCGGATAGGTAGAGTATTAGTAGTAGCTTGCGTTCCTTCATCAATCGCTACAGCGGAATTACCAGTAGTGGTAGAACCAGAGTTTTGAATTAGAGCAATGTTATTACAAATAGCAGAAATACCCATTCCAGCCACAGTTGTGGTTGAAGAACAAGAAACGACTTGGAACAATGTATCAGGATCATCCGCAACGACTGCAAAAATCTTCGTTCCAGATTTGATTGCCTGACTTGCTGGGTAGAACTGTTGTTGCTGTACTTGCCCAGTAGATGAGTTAGTAAAACTAACACCTAAAAATACACCGCAAGGTGTAGCTGTAGTTGTGCCAGTATCTTTCTCAATCGTTCCATCGGAAATACGTTTTACTAAATCGCCATAGAAAATGTTCGTAGCATAGCCACTTGCAATTTCCATCTGACGAGTTGCCCCTGCAAAGACTTGACCGCCAATTAAATTGACTGGTTTTAGTCCATACGGAGCGCTTACAGTTGGATAAGCCATATTAAACTCCTAAGTTAAATTAATTACCTTTACCAAATGTGGTCGTAGACTTACTCTCTTTAAAGAGTGGCATCCGTGGATCACTTTGGCGCATAAGACTATTATCTACGGCCTCCATCTGATTTTCTGCTTGATTACGGAAGAAACTGTTCCGTTGATCAACTAAATCTTCTGGCGTTTTGCAGAGTAATAATCCACTGATCTCAATATTCTCTTTGTATCGACTATTGGGATCTATCAACATTTGCATCTGTGGCTGTTCTTCAATGCCTACAGGCTCCCATCCTTCTCTCAATTTCGATGAAAGATTTCTTGGGTCGGCTTGATTCAGCGTTGCTACTCGTATCCATCGGTACTTATAACCTGCTTGCTTGTCCGGCTCTGGTAAAAGCTCTGCTTGTTTCCAAACTTTTACACGTTCCGTAAACTCACGGGTTTCTATTTCTCTTGGTTTCGTTGTCATATTAAGACTCCATTTTTACTAGTTCACGGGCGTATTGCTCTGGCGTTAGACCTAACCTTTTAGCTATCGATAGCTGTGAAGTATTAAGCTTTACCTTTTTCGAGGATGTGCTTCGGTTTGCTGGTGCAACTACGTTACTAAGTTTTTGTCGAGGCTTCTCGTCTTCAGCTTCTTCAAAGTTTTCAGGAAATCTTTTGCGCATTGTTTCGTCAATACGCTTGTAATACTCGTCAGTCGTAGCATAAGCCATTCCGTTTTCTTTGACAAGCTTTTCGTGTAGCCCTAAAGCTAGACTTGTCATTTCATCATCTTGCCCAAACCAAGAGTTTCGGTCTTGCCATGAGGAAGCTTTCTGATCACGGGGTGGTCTTTCCGGCTGTTGTTGTATTTTTACTTCATTTCTTTCTTCTTGTAAAGCATTTTTTTGTTGCATATTTTGCGCAACATTATCTGCCCTATCTAATTTAATGCGGGCGGTAGTCATTTTTTCCTGTGCTTCGACTAACCTATCGCCATCTCCGGAGTCATAAGCCTCCTTATATTCCCGCTTTGCCATCTCCATTTCACGCTGGGCGGCGGTTTTGTAAGAGTCAACAGCATAATTTTCACTGTTGGTAACTCTGCCTTTTAGGGCTTTATTCTCCTCAAATAACTGTTTAGCAATAGCTACGGCTTCCTGTCTTTCACGGTCAGCTTCTTCTTTGGCACGGCGTTCATCGTGATAAATCTTCCTAAATCCAGCTATCTTTTGTTTAGCAGACTCAGAATATTCATCCAGTTCGTCTTTATCCATGCTTTCGACAAACTCAGGTTCAGAAGGCGTTTTGCCACGATCCTGTTTAGGAACGTCACTCTCCACCTCAACTTCTATCTTGTCTTCTACTTCATCGGGATACTTAAATTCTTCAAAGCCTAATTTATTTTCTGCCATCGTAAACTCCTTATTTTCGTCTAATACCACGGGGGTCGGAAACTACACCTTCTACTGTATCGTCATTGATAATACGGAACTCTTTATTATGTATGACTAGTCTTGTACCTGCGTGGGGGCGTACAAGGATAAAATCACCCTTCTTACACCACGGCCCAGTTGGAAACTTTACTTTATCCACATAACAATCGGGTCCTAAATCTATTACAAATAGCACTGTCGTAAGCGTTTCTTCATTTCGCATTGTTTCGTCTGATTTGAGGATGCCTCCGTCATGCTCTTTTTCCGCTTCTGGAATAGCGCAGAGTATGCGATATCCTGACGGTTTTGGGAGCTGTGTTGCTTTCTCTTCGCTTCTTTTATTAAGAACTAGAGATAAATCTACTGCCTGTGCTAGGTCATTCATCGTTTGCCTTTTCTATTCGATCCTTCAGGTCTAATGCGTAACCACGAGCAGTGAGCAGACCCCGAATCTCACCACACGTTTTTTTGTAATCTTCAAACTTCTCAAAATTACCGTTTACTACTGCTTCGTTTAATTGTTTAACTTTTTCGTCTAGTTGTTGAACAATTATGTCTAACTCTGTCATTGTCTATTCCCTGCGTTGCGTTCTCTAGCGGCTGCTATATCAATACCCATTTGCGTAGCTTGCATCTCACTATCACGGTCTAATTTGTCTTTGTCGTAAGACATCTTAATACCCGCTTTTTGCCCTTCTATATCGACTTGAGACTGTATTCGTTCTCTCTCAACCTGTATCTGCTCACCTTTAAGCTGTGCATCCACTTGATCTTTCTGGGCTTTGCGCTGAACGTCTTGCATCTTGATCTGAAGTTCCTGTTGTTGCATCTGAATAATTGGATCTTGGGCTTGCTGTTGGGCTTGTTCTTGCGCCGCCTGTGATTGATTTAATTGGAGTAACTGTATAGAGGCTTGAGCAATCAGTCTAGAAATCTGGACTTCGTACTCTTCCGGAATTGTATCTTCGTCTTCTTTGAGATACGGTAACGGTGCGCCTAACTGCTGTTCTATTAACTGGCGATACTTAAATCCAAAGTGTTCCGCTATATGTGCCTGTAAACCTGCCGTCATTACCTGTGCTTGTGGGTTCTGACCAATAACCTTTGCAGTTAGCGGATCTTTTAGGAAGTTTGTATGGGCAGTAATGTGCGCTTCGTGGTCTTGATAGATGAAAGCCTTAAGTGGCTTACTATTAAGTACATCCATATTCTCAGTAATAGGATCTTTGGGTTTTCTATCCTCTTGCATCGGGATTAACTTTTGGGCATTTCGAATACCCAGCACATCTAACATCTGCCTATGTAATTGCGGTAGATTGTAAATATGTGGTGCGCCCTGTGCTAACTGAAGAACGGCCTGATACTGCACAATCTTCTGTGCCATCGTTGCAGCATTTGGATCGCTAACTGGAATAACGTTAACTAAGTCATAATCTGACTGTTTAGCCCGTGGACTTCCTTCTTCAGGTTCGTAATCGTATTCTTCAGGGGTGTAATCACGGATTATCTCTTTGAGGAGCTTAAGTTCCTGCTTCATCGAGTAGTGAATACGAGACTGTACCGCACTCATTACTTTAAGGGTACGTTCTAAGATAGCTAAAGTTGTTCCAACAGGGGAATTGGCTGACATATCAGATATCTTCATATCCGCTGCCGAGGCAAATCTACGGCCTTCTTCTACAATAGTTCCCAATAGACTATATAAGACCTGACTTGGTTCTTTATACGGTAGACTCATTAAGTTGTCTTTGAGCGCACCGCTTGGAACATCCGCATCCCGCCATTCTCCCGGAGCTATCGGGGTATCATCACCTTTGATTCGCAATCCACGGGTTTTAAATCCGCCCGGTAAGTTAGATAAGGTTCCTGCATCCACCAGTTGCCGTATAAGGGAAGTACTAGACTTGGCAAAAGCACCAACAAGATGGATAAGACCAAAACAGTAGAAACCAAAGCCCGGCACATAACCATAGTGAACAAAATGATTTCTCTTCTGATGTGTATCATCTTCTGGCCTCCAGTTACGCCGTATAGATAGAATAGTTTCGGAATCCTTATCTATAGTTACTACATATGGTAAGGCTATGCCTGTTGGTTCGCCATCTTCTTCGTCTTCATATCCTACTAAGTCGAGATAAACGTGCATTTCAAGAAGTTTATAGCGGTCATCTGTGGTAGCTCGAAAGCCCATCTTTTCTGCGATCTTCTTCTCTACTTCGTCTAATGAAGAGCTGGCCTCTCCCAAATCTACGTCCCGATAAAATCCGGCAAACTGTAAACGCTTTACCTCGTTCTCGGTTTTCCGCATAATGTGGGTTATTCGTGGAGACTGTTCTAGACTAGAAGCCCCGTAAGGTACGACTATATCTTCCGCGGGAATAAACATCGACACTTGCCGATTCAGAGACGGATCAAAGTAGACTTTCTTAAATGCATTACCAGAAAGTCCTAGTCCCCAAATCATTCGCTCATGTTCAGGGCGGTATTCTGTCATTACATCTGTCAATTGGTAGTTCATATCCTCTTGAACTCGTATGGCAGCGTCCTTCTTTTCGGGAGTCTCTTTCCCGATAATCATGGTCTTGACTGGTCCGGCTGCTGGAAACGTTTCCATAATAGTTTCAGCTTGGAACTTAACTAAAGCCTCGGATAAAAGGGGATGATAGACTCCACAAGCACCTTCCCACGGGTCTGTTCTCTCTTCAATCTTCATACCTAATAGCTCAAGCCCGTCAACGTAGGTCTGGATCCAGTCCTTCCTAGCATCAATATCGTCTTGGTAGTCGGCTAATAAGTCGCCAGCTATTTGGACTAATTCTTTCTCACTTATTTCCTCGGCTAGATTATCATCAAAGCTGTCTTCAACATCAATCTCAATCTCTAAAGATTCTAAACCTACGGGATCTTCTATCTCTATCTCTATATCGGGCATTATTTCTTCTTCTATCCCAAGAGGAGCTGCGTATAAACTTTTTTCAATCATGATATGCCTTAGTAATATGCCGCTTTACGTCTAAAGGATCTTACTTCATCCTCTTCATCAGAGGGAAGTCTTAAGAATCCACCTTTTCTAAATCTAATCAACGCCTGTGTACTACTGTCTACTAAGTCATCGTGGTCTGAATTGGGAAATGCCGCCATTTCCTCGATTACTTCCTCCGCCCATCTTGTTGGAGGCGCCCAGACTTTACCAGATGAGAATAAATCCGATACACTATTAATTCGCACTATCTTATCATTACCTCTTGTCGGTGTAAACTCTTGGACAGGTATCCCCATCGCCCTAAGTTCATAGATTAATGGCGCACCTGACGCTTTTGCCTCTACCACAAACGCATCCGGCTCCCATTCTCGGTAATGTTCCATTGCTTTTTCCTTTAATTCGGGAAATTCCATACGTCTTTTAAACGCATCAAGAAGAATAACGTGCGGGTCGGCCTCGTTTTCGTCTTTATAGAAAACTCCCCATGTCGTACACGCACTATAGTCGCTCCGCTCCGTCTTGGTAAAAGCAGTATCCCAGCTTTGGATGATAAATTGACATTTTGGCGGTCTTTCTGGCTCCCAAATCTGCCACCATTCTCTTTTTATGATCGCTCCTTCCTCAGAAGTAGGATCTTGTTGGTACTGTGCTTGCCATTTAGATAAAGGAAGTTCAGTTCTTAATGCCTCAAGCTCTTCATAACTCCAAAATTCTGGCCATAACGGTTTATCACTCGGTAAGATTGCAGGAAAGTCTATTACCTCCCAGTTATCCCCATCTCTTTCTAAACTCGCTCGCTGTATTTTTCCCACTAAGTCCCGTTTAGACCACCTTGTCATCACAATTACGATACTACCGCCCGGCTGGAGTCGCTGTCTGGGACCTGATGTGTACCATTCATAGACCTTATCAAAGACAGACGGGTCGCCGGCGGCTAACGCTGCTTCTTGTTCGGAATGTGGGTCATCAATGATAAGCAAATCAGCTCCTTTACCAGTAACAGTCCCGCCCACACCAATAGCAAAATACTCACCATTAGAATTAGTGGACCAGCGACCAGCAGCTTTACTGTCGTGTCTAAGACTGACATTTGGGAATACCTTACCATAATGATCTCCATCAACTAAATTCCTTACTTTCCTACCAAACCCTACGGCAAGCTCTGCCGTATTCGAACATTGGATAATTTTCTTATTTGGGAACTTTCCCAGAAACCATGCCGGCAATAAGTAACTGGCAAACTCCGACTTCGTATGTCTAGGCGGAAGATTAATAATTAACCGTCTCGTCTTTCCAGCGGCGATCTCCTCAAACTTCTTGGCCATGACCTTGTGGTGTCTGCCGTCTATAAAGCCCGGCCACATCATTCTCACAAACGGTAGAAAGTTTTCCTGCGCCCGTTCCATATCCTCACTGGCTATCCACTGAGCTGCTGCTCGGAATATCTCTTCCCTCTCGCCCGGTGGTAGCTTTTCTAATATCTGTTCAAGATTCATAAATTACGCATCACTATCCCTAAAGGTCGTACAGTCCGTGCTTTATCTGGCATCCGCTTACAATGACCTAACTCACAAAGGCGCTTCATAATTCGATGGATGTTGCCCCTACCGTTGACATTTGCCATATACATTACTTCGTCTACTGACGGGCCGTATCCATAAGACTTCCAGAACTCATCAATAATCATATAGATTTCTTTCTGTCGTGGTGTCATTTCTGTCTCGTCTTCGACTGCGCACTCGCTATCCATCCTCGTGCGATCACGCCCGCTAATTCCCAGCGGCGTTGGAACTCTAACATCAACTCTATAGCCTTGTCTACGTCTACAGAACGCATCTTTCTCTTAAATTCTTCATTTTCCACCCCCCACCCCCTTTTCTTTCCAAACATTGACGGGGGGGTCTTCCTGTATAGACTCTTCAGACTCCTCCCAAACATTTAATACCCCCTCCCCCTCTTCTTTTTTTTCTTCTTCAGAATCAATGACTTGCGCATCAACTTTAATGTTGTTTATGTCATGTGGTAACGTTACCACTTGGGGTTTTTCCTCAATGGAATCAATGGGTTGTGCGTCATTTTGTGGTGATTTAGCGTGTGGAATACTATGCGTATCCGATGGCGTGTCATGGCGGTCATTTTGGCTTGCGGGGGTGCGGTGCGTCTGCGGTTCTGCGGATTGGTTAGCCGTGGGCGTTCCCTTGATTTCATCTAGTAAACTTTCACCCGTCATGTTGTAATCTATTGTAATGGCGTTCCTGCTGAGCGCATCTTTTAATTGTTTCATGAGTTTATTCTTTGCATCCATCGAACTATTAATTGTAGTTATTTCCTTCCGTTCTACAAACAGTCCGACATCGTAACTTTTACCCAGCAATTCCAGCGCACGCACACGAGTAGCAGGCGGTGTCTCAGGACTAAGGGCGTGAATTGTTAGTTGATGGAGTATTAACGCCTTAAGGTTGCTACCCTCATAATGTGCTTGTGCCTCTAGCGCCAACTTAAACGCCTCTATCTCAGCATTTATTACGGGTTTAGCGGATAACTTATAACCAGCATCCCCTTGTAGTTTCTTAGTAGTCTTAGAGTTATAGTTATCCCTGTATGCCTGTGCTTTAGTTTTACCTAGTGCGACATCTTTAATAAATCCTTTCTGTTTTGTTGTGAGTGTTCTTTTCTTACCCTCACCCATAATGATGGACTCTATAGGGATTTGCTTTAGTCCTTCCCTTATTTGTGTTCTATTCAACTTGATTTTATTGGCGGGCTTTTTGTCTATCATGGTTCTATTAGTAGGGTATAAAGTAAGAATATTCTAGCACGATATCCGGACTGTTTACAATGCCGGCTTTACTGTATACAAACCCATTAGGGAAACCGATAGTATATTATTTACAAAAATAGTAAACAAAAGTATTGACAAGCCCGTTGTATATGATAATATCTAACACATGAATTAGTAGTTTAGTAATACATTGTAGTTATCTTAACCATATATATAGAGGGTTTAACCATGAATTTAGAGCAAGCAAAAAAAATTGTTTTAACTTATAAAACAGAGAACAATATCCCCACAGTTCGACAGACTTTGAGTTCTATGGCTGAAAACCAGCACAAAATACCCGTTGAGCAGTATATCGCTTTAGATATCGTTATTTGGGGACACTCGCCATTATTTCCAACCGCACGAACTTATTAAGGATTTTATGAAACCCTACCACATTTTTATTATCACGCTTTTAGTAGTCTCACCATTGATTTTATCAATTATCAATGCTTATAGTAATTGGATAGCACTTTACAACTAATAAGGATTATATGAACACAATAGCAGAAATTGAAATACGGGAAGTTTACGGGAATAAGGCAATATACCCCGTAAATAATACCGCCAAGTATTTAGCCCAACTTGCTGGGACTAAAACGCTTACAACTAGCACACTAGCCACCGCCAAGAATATGGGTTTTACATTCGAAGTAATACAACCAACTTTTAAAATTTAAGGGGATAGCATGAGCAGAAAACATTTTGAAACGATAGCAGGAACATTGAAATTTAATAGGGCTGAAAAATCCCTATGCTTAGAGTTAGCCATGAAGTTTGTGGATTTTAACCCTAATTTTGATATTGATAAATTTTTAACCGCTTGCGGACACTAAGGGGGAAATTATGCAAACTTACACAAATTACAAAGATATACCAGCAAATAGTTGGTATCTAGGAAGTGAGAACGGCGACGGCAGTATGTTTGAGGAATTGAATAATTTAATCAATGAGGCAAAAAACCCCGTGCGATTAAAAGAAGATGACGGGAATTATTCTTATTTTGATTTAGGGGAAATATTATGAACTATATTAAATCATTAGAACTAGAGAACGAAGAATTGCGTATGCGTTTAATTGATTACGCTAGATTTATGACTGAATTACAAGGATATATGCAATCTAGAAAATTTCACAATGATAATTTGGTCAATGTGAATGATATTTTATTGAGAATAAATGAGTTTAAATCCGAAGTTTATGCAGATATTTTATAAGGGGAAATAATGAATACTTACATTTTTAATATAGCCAGCCACTACGCCAGCGCACTCATAAACGGAGATTATACGGGCTTAGAGGATAACGAAGAAAAAGAATTAAACCACTTTTTAGCCCACTTAAAACGGGAATACGGGAATAGTAATTTAGAATTAATGGATTACCCCCCACATGATGAACCCGATTTTAATCGGGATGATATAACGAATTTATGGGCTAACTGTTTACAATTTAATTTACAGGTGAAAGCATGATAGATTACGCACAAATAGCCCTAGAACGGGCAACCGGTAATACTTCCATGATGAACTACGGGCGCATAATGGCCGGCTTTCAGTCCAAGGGATTACCAGCCGAGGAAATACACCCTAGGGTAAATGTATTGACTTTACAGGCTTGGAACGCCAAAGGGCGCAGAGTAAAACGCTATGAGACGGGCGTAAAAATATTAACATGGCTAAACATGAAAGCAAAAGACGGGACAGAATACAAACGCCCTAAAAATGTTGCAGTTTTCCATATTTCACAAACCCAACCAGCAAGGACTTAAAAATGAACGATTACGCAAAATTTAATACTTTTAAACAATGGATGATTGAGACTTACGAACATGATGATTATTTGAATATTAATCACTCAGGATGCCAAAACGGAATTAGCGGGCTTATTTATTACAACGAAACAAACGCTATATATGATGCGTTCGCAGATGAGTTACACGACATATTAAGCGAATACAAGGATATGACGGGCGAGATGCCGGATTATATTATAAAAAACCTTGATAGTGCTACACAATTTAAAAATGCCGTTGTATGGTTTGTCGCTGAGTGGTATGCCGATGAATATATAACTAATTGGGAAACTAATCACGAGGAAGTATAAATATCAGCATATAGCCCGCCATTAGCGGGTTATGTGATGCTATTTTGCATCTTACACTTGAGGGGATTATATGAATGTTTATGTAGAAAACGGCTTTAAGAACCGCACGGAATATTTAGAAAATCTAGCGGATGATTTTGGCACAGATAAAGGGACTGTATTTATGTTAGCCGAATTTTTAGGCCAAAATGAGGATTTTGACGGGCTTATCACTTCACTTGAAGATTACTTGCAAGACTATTAAACCAACCGCCCGCCCTAAAAAGCGGGCAAAGAAAGGGACATAATGAAATATATCAGACTGAGCCAGCACTTATCGAACATAGCAACAGGCAATTATTGGAACGATAGAGCATTAAAACGGGTTATTAAAAGCCCATTATTAAACGATACGGAACGCTTGTTAGTCCTATGGTTTAGTAAAGGCTATCCAAATTTACGCCACCAAATGCAAGAAATATCTTTAAAACTTTATATAAACAGGGCATGACATGAGAGAAATTTATACTTTTTATTACAAGGCGGAAACACAAACGGGACATGAAAAATTTAGGGCAGTTAGTCCCGAAGACGCCTATTGTAAATTTATTAATTGGGCTGAAGATAACGGGCTTTATATTTTAGACTTCGATACCGAGACGGAAGAAATTGACGAAGAAAGGGAGTTTTAATTATGAGTTTATTACAGGAAATGGAAACGCACGGGCTTGCAGATTGTGAGTTTAATCGCAGACTTTGGAAGAATGATAGGCGTATTAAAAGGCTATTAGATATCTACTTACCCGTGTTTAATGACCATCAAGAAATTGAACGGGACGAATACGAACAAACCGAGCCACTAACCGCAGAGCAAGCGCAGATTGACGGGGATTTTATTTATTGGTGCAGTCTATGGGACGATAGACGCAGAGAACTTAACGAACTTTTAAAAGGGTTATTAAAATGCAAAATATTGAATTAGATAATTGGGTTTACGCTTGCATAGCACGATTAACAGATAATTTTGATTGGGCTGGGCAAGATATAGAGTTTGAGGATAGATGCCAATTTGAGCAGTTATTAATTGACGCTATTATTTCAAATAAAGAACTAGCGGATAAATTCGTGGATTTATGCTTAGACCACGGAATTGTTGAGCATGATTATTTTGATACTTTAGAGGAAAATTATGACTAAATATTTATGCAAATGGGGACACGCTGGCAAATACCTAGAATTTGACCATTTTGAAGTGCAAGAATTTCACTTTTTTAATGATGATAACGGCTATACGGCAGAAAACCGGCATTACATTTTAAAACTTGAAAAGGGGGACAGGCTAGACTTATCAGACGGGATAACACAATTCCACGAGATAGAGGCCTTAACATGATTAAAACGCTAGAAAACGATATCTATTGGCAAACCCATGTATTAAACAATTCCAAGGATAAACGCCAGCAAGACAGGTGTAGGTTAGCCATTGAACGATTACAGAAACAAATTGACGAACTTAAAAAGGACAAGCCATGACATTAGATGAAATTAAAGAAACAATTAAACAAGGCGGGAAAGTGTATTGGCATAACGATAATTACGAGGTTATAAAAGATAGCATAGGGCAATACTTAATCCATTCAAAATTTAATGATTACTACATTGGACTAACCCATTCAGACAAAAAAACCATGAACGGCAAAGAAGAGGATTTTTATGAGGTGAAAGCATGAACGGGACATGGGATTGGATTGTGGCCACGATAGCGGGCGTGGTGATGGGCTATTATAGTTTTGTTGTTATTTTTGCAAATAGTTAAAAAAACACTTTACATTTATGAAATTAGTAAATATCATGGGTGTAGAGTATTTTTTAATTCATGTTAAGGGGGGTATATGGTAACAAATCATAGAAAAGTAAATTGGTTTGATGAGGAGTTAGAGGACTTTTACGGGGATGATAACAACGGATTTATTTATGGTGTTTACAGTTATGACGATGATGATTTTCCGTATGATGTTGCGTGGTTTAAAACTGAAACAGAACAACAAAATTATTTAAACAATTTTTAATAGGGGGTTTTATGGACTTGAGATTTATATGCGATCCGGCTCATGGCTGGGGTGAAGTATCAATAGACTTAATAAACGAATTACAGATAGCCAATCAGATTAGCCGGTATTCGTATGTCAAAGGCAACAAGGCTTATTTAGAAGAGGACTGCGATTTACCTATTTTCTTAAACGAGATGGAGAAACAAGGTAAGAAGATTAATTTTATTGAAGAACATTCTAACTATGATTCTTGGGTTAGAAATTTACAACAATGGGGGGTTTAAATGAAGACATACCAAGTATATGTTTCCAGCCAGCAAGAGTGGACTCATGTTTACGAAGTTGAGGCTCATACCGAGCAAGATGCTATCAAGCGGGGTATGAGTATCCACGAACAGGGCGGGGAATCAAATGATAGTTGGGTAGACGGGGAAGTGTCGCATTGTTTTCAAACCATAGAGGGGAATTTATGAAACTTACACGATTTAATTACATAGATATGTATGTTGATTGTATTGTCAATCACAAAGGGCGTGATGTAAGAATTAAATGGACTACTGAGGACGGGTTTATTGAAAACAATTTTGAATCAGTTTTTTCCGATTTAATTGATATTGAATACGACCAAGCATATGACGAATTTTTAGATGAATTGCCACTTTTTGATTTAAATACGGAGGGTTTAGAAAATGCCTAAATATTATGCTTTTGCAAGTGAAGTAATTTATTACATGAAAGAAGTAGAGGCTGATTCTCCCGAACAAGTTAGAGAAATGATTTATGACGGAGAAATTGATTTTGATTATGGGGATGTAACAGACGGACATGATTTTCAAATAACTGAAATAGAGGAGATTACAAATGCCTAAATTTACACTAAACCAAATGGAGATGGTTGATGTGCTTGACGCTAAATATCCCAATTCCTATGACGAATTATGGGGTGTTTTACAAGGCAAGATTTTAGATGTTCTTTCCGAAAAAAAATGGCTAGAGATTTGGGAAAAAGGTAATTACAAAATGGAACTGTCTATAACTTTTAACGAAATAAAGGAGTTGCAAAATGCCTAATTGGTGCGATAACACAGTATATTTACAACACAATGATGCGTCCATGATTGAACGAGCAGAACAGGCGTTTATGCGTGGCGAATTGATGAACGAATTCCATCCATGCCCTAAAGAATTACACGAAACAGTATCGGGATTTTGTGGCACGGGAACATATGAACAGGAGTTATTAGAGTTAAAACAAACCCTTAATCGTAAATGGTTTGGCTCTAAGGATTGGTATGATTGGCAAGTGTCTAATTGGGGAACTAAGTGGGATGTAGGAAGGTCGGGCGGTGGTGGGGATGGTAATGTATATAAAGAGTCTGCCAATTCTATATCCTTATCATTTTTAAGCGCATGGAGTCCGCCTATTCAATTCTTTGAAAAGTTAGTTTATCTCGGATTTAATGTGCGGGCTTATTACTATGAAAGTGGTATGAGTTTTTGTGGTGCTTGGTCTGATGATTATGACGAAAGTTACCAAATTACCGGTAATTCTAAATGGGTTACTGAAAACATCCCCGATGAAATTGACCAAATATTTAATATCTCTAGCAGTATGGTGGAATGGGATATAGAACATCTACAAGAGAGTATTGACGAACTAATCGAGAAAATCGAGGGCGAGAGTTGTGCGGAGACTTGTGCAAAGTATAAGGCTGAAATAGAAGAATTACGGGCTGAGTTAGAGGAGTTAGTATGAAATATTACATAGGAGAAATTAAAGAAACGAATGGGGAGTTTGAGTATCACACAAAGTATTTGTTTTCTGTTGCAAGGAATCCTAATGCGTATGCCAATAAAACCGCACAGGAATGGAGAAGTTGTGATGATGATGATTGGGATAAAAGCCATGATGGGTATTGGTGTTATGGGACATTGATATCCGATGCTGGCTTTAAAGAAATACCACAGGAAGATTTTGAAGTGTTAAAAAAGTATTTATCTGTTCTTTAAGGGGATTATATGAATAGTGATTTATTAGATATGTATTGCAAAGATGAGTTTGGCCATAAAGATTGGGCTATGTCATGGGATGACAGGGGTAACCTAATTGTTACATTTTATGCCGAACCTAGAGAGGGTTATTTCAACGATGAGGAGGAAGAAGATGTTTCAAGTTAAACCAAGGATTATGGGTAATCCCGACCACGGGCAGAACCCAAGCGCACCGCCTTACGGAGTTAAGCCCAAGACTTTATCCGCACCGACACTAACCGATTTGCGGGATGTGGTCTTTGCTTGGCGGGAGGACAACAATTTGGGTGCTGGCAACTGGGGAACTGCACGGGTATTCAAAGATGGTAAAGAGTTTGGATTTATGAGTTACAACGGGCGGGTATGGGACAGAAACGATTGGAGTGAACACGCAAGGGAGATTAAAGATGAATGAACCTAGAAAAACTTATTTTACGACTGACGGGTTTAAACCAGAAATTTGGTTTGCGGGATTAACTTATGGCCACACTTGGAATGGATGGGCAGTCCCCTACTTTACCAAGGAAGTGGCTTTAGAAATCGTGGCGCAGATGCCAAGTAATTTACGATATTCCGAAGAGACTGATTCTTTTATTTACAACGATATTGAATTTACAAAGAGTGAAGATTACAACGAACATTATGGCGCAGAAGAAATTAATGGACAGAAATACTATTCCATTGGCGGGTGTAGTTGGTGCTGGGATGAAGTTGTTGAGGAGGAAGTATGACGCATAGTGAATTGATGGAAAAGTTAGAACAAGCACAGGATTTACTTTCAGATGTTTACCATTGGGCTTGCAAAGAAAATGAACATATTGAATCGTTAATGGGTTGTGCAGATAGTTGCA